CGGGCGCAGAACCCCCGATTCCGAGAATGCGCCGATTTTGAAGGGTCGGTAGTCCTTGATTTTTAAGGAAATTTTTATGCCGTTTAAAAATAAATGGATGATTGGAAAAAATTAGTTTGTAAAAATCCTTATGAATCAATTATTTATAGAGATAATTTTGAAAAATTCATTTTTCGTCAACTTAAAGCATTGATTTTTATAACTTTTTCCAATTCTGCGAAAATTGTGCCAAAAATCTGAAAATCCAGATTCTCAATTTCGCGCGTAGAGCGTCTCAGATTGAATTTCCCCCTCGGGGTAGGGGTAGGTATAGGGGAGGGTGTAAAAATCGCTCTGAGGGTGCTTTTTGGGGCAGGAATCGCTATTGAGGTGTTTTTCCAACTCCGCAAGAGCCAATCGAGGGTTGTTTTAGCCGACAGACCTATTGTGAAATAGTGTTAGTTTTTGTAGTATTTGTGTTAGTGCCAGTGCGGGTTAGTGCCAAAATGGGTGATTTTTGCTGTTTTCCTTAAAAATCAACGACGTATCAAATTTGTTAGGATGTTAGGTTGTGTTATTTTGCATCCTAACAAATTTTCTTCAATGTTTCCAAGGACTTAACCCCTATTTGTTAGATGTTAGGAAAATCCTTTATTTTCTTATATATAAAAAAAAGAAAGAGAGAGAGGGGGAATATATAAATATATAAGTCGCTATACGTTACGTTATGTATAGAGATATGAACGTTTTTTACTAACATCTAGCAAAAAATGGAAGTTGTTGATTTTTATTGTTTTTTGTGATTTTTCCTCAAAAAAAAAATTGTTCAAGTCCAAAAATCGTCCTTACTTTTGGCAAAAAAAAGACAAAAAAAACGTTGTTGAGAAAATTCTCATTTGGAAAATGCCATCATTTTTTATGATGAATTTATAAGTATTTTTAAAAATTTAAAAACAAAAATCGAAAAATTGAATTTCCGAAACTCAAAAAATTTTCCAAAATTGGCAAATTGAAATTTTCTCGAACACAATTTTTGGAAAATTTCTGAGTTTTCAGACCCAAAACAGCCCATTTATTTGTTAATAATTCCTTACATATGTAAATCGACAAGGCTTGATTGACATTGAAGTCAATTCTGACCTACAATCGCGTCAAATCCCTCTATTTAATAGGAAAGTGAAAAAAAAAATGACTAAACGTTACTATAAAGACACGGCGTTGGCTCTCATGCGCAAAGGTTTTGAGGTTGTGCCAATTACACACGGTAAAAAATACCCAGAAGGAATCAACTGGGCGAATTTGCCACAGACCGAAGCGTCATATGAGAAGATGCTCAAGATGTTTGGGGATAAAGCTGGTCTTGGTGTTGTTACAAGCAATCACCTTTTGGCAATCGACATCGACGTTTTAGACCCTCACGCGGCACGAGAACTCATCCAATACGTTCGTTCAATGCTGTCGACCGACAAAATCATGGTTCGTCGGGGTAAAAAACCAAAAGCACTGATTCCCTGCTACGTCTCGCAACACATTGGTAAAATCATGTCTTCCACTTGGCGGTCTGAAAAGTATGGTCGTATGCAAATTGAATTACTGAATAACAGTAAAGGGGGTTCTCGCCAGTTTGTGGCGTTTGGTGATTATCCCGATGATGAAGGTTTGCATTACGAGTGGGAAAATGACTATTCGTTACTTGATATTGGGCGTGTTGAAGACCTACCGACGTTCAAACCTGAAATGATCCAACCATTATTTCGTTATTTCGATGACCTAATGTATCGAAACAATTATGAGCGCATCTCTGTCAGCAACTTACATCTGGTTGGGTTGGAAGATGTGCATATTGAAGATGATGAAGATGCCGATTATGACCTTTATAATGACTCCAAGCGGGTGAATATTTCGGACGAGCGCGTTGAAGAAATCGTGAACTCACTAACCGAAGGATTCTACGATACTTATGAAAAATGGGTCGGCATTGGTCAAGCCATTAAATTCCAGATTGACGATTCGAAGAAAGGCTATCAAATTTGGAAAAAATGGTCACAAAAAGCAACCAACCCTACAACAGGTAAACCGTATGACATCAAAGATGACCGGCTTCGTGCCAAGTGGGATAGTTTTCGCAATAATCGCTCGAACGTCATTACGTTCGCAAGTGTTTTGTACGATTACTATACTTCGGCAAAGAACGAAAATTTCACCGAAACCTTTGAAAACCTGAAGAGTATGTTCGAAGAGTGTGACGACATTCGCAAGTACGACGAACTTGTTGTCGAAGCGTCTTACAACCGATTTACCACGGCACAGCAGAACGCAATCGAACATATTATTGCCCGAACATACAGCCGTTTGTATGGTGAAAAAATCAGCATGAGCGCGGTGCGAAAAACGCTCACTGAGGCTATTGAACAATTCGAAACACCAGAATATATGAAAAAATGGGTGTATGTGCTTAACGGTGACAAGTTTTACGACATAAACGAGCGTTTATCCGTATCACCAGCATCATTTGATACGCTCATTTATCACTCAGTACCTGACGCAATGTCGATGAAAATGCGTCCGCAAGACTTGGCATTGCGAGCTTACAAAATTCCGAAAGTGATTGATGCGGTGTATATGCCTACAATGGGTAGTTTGTTCAAATTTAGTGAACGCTCGAAGTACCAGTACATAAATGCTTACAACGGCGACAACGTGCCAGACGAGCCAGCAGTGTTCTCAAAAGGCGATTTGGAAGCCATTGAACGGGTTGAAAAACATTTTGAACATATGATTGAAGATCCTCGCGAACGTGAGATCTTCCGCCAATGGGTTGCTTATCAGGTTCAATACACTGGCTATACCCTCGGATGGGCGGTGTTCCTGCATGGTGTTGGTGGTGACGGTAAATCGTTCTTCCATTACCTGATTTCGGCGATGATTGGTAAGGAAAACGCCAAAATCGTATCGCAGGATGCGATGAAGTCTGGGTTTACGAAATGGGCAACCAATTTGAGCTTTGGTACGGTTGAGGAGGTTCATTTGGCTGGTGTCAAAGGCGTGGAAATCTACGATAAGCTGAAAACTATCATCGCCAGCCCAACCATTGCGATGATTGCTAAAGGTAAGGATGAAATTAACGTACCGAACACGGCGAATTATCTGTTTTTGAGTAACCGATTGGCTGCATTGCCGATTGATTCGTCTGACCGACGTATTTTTGCCATTTACTCGCGCTGGCAGGAGGCCAGTAAGATTGAGCAGTTCAAGAAAGAGAATCCGAAATACTATCCTGACCTGCACAACACTTACAAAAACCATGCGGGCGCGCTGCGCAAATATTTCCGAACCGAAGTCAAAATCAGCGACGAGTTTTTGGCATACTACGACGCACCACGCACGGTGTCACGCCAACGGCTGATTGGTGAGAACATGCCAGAGTCGATACAAGAGTTGCTGGAGATTGTCGCCAAGAATGATGACCCATTCTTGTGTGAAGAATTCTTGGATGTGAAATATTTCCGTCAAATCAAACTGGCGGATAAAAATTTCAAAGAAACATATTTCCGCTGGCAGCAATATTTAGTGCCGCTTGGTTACGAACTCGTAATTAATGCTGTTCGGATACCTGAAATCGACAAATCGTATCTGCATACGATTTATTCTAAAAACCCACAACGTTTCAAAAACGCATCGGTCAAGCTGTCTGCCGCGATACGCCAATACGTTGAGGAAGCAACCAATCCCGAGCTTAAATATGATGACAAGTTTGAGGATAGTGTGAGCGAAGACGAATTGGACGATTTATAAAAAAAATGTTGCATATTGTCGTGAAACACGGTAATATGCAATCTCCTAAACCAAACTTATTTTGTTAACCACCTAATAAAGGAAACTCAAATGAAAGAAATCACATTTACCCAACTCGCCGCGATCATGGTTGCTCTGACCGAAGCTCTCGACCGCAACACAAATGCATTACTGTCGCAACAAAGCCTTCCCCCCATGCAGGAAAAATCTTCGCAGGAAGCTGTGAAAGAATCTGCTGAAGAACGCGAAGAAGCAGCCGATACTCCTGACGACGCAGCGGAAAGCAGGGACGCAGAAATCACCATGGACATGGTTCAAGCAGCCTTGCTCGATGTGAAGGCTAAACACGGCACGGATGCCGCCAAGGCGATCCTGAAAGAAGTTGCTGGCGTGGCTACTGTGAAACGTACTCCAGAAGACAAGTATCAAGCCGTTATTGATGCCTGTGCTGCCAAAATGGAAGAAGATCTTGCTGAAGAAAAAGCGGAAGAACCCGTTACTCCGAAACACTCACTCGACGACGTGAAGACTGCCGCCAAGGAACTCGGCGCGCTGGGTCGTGAATATCTCGAAAAAGCCAAAGAAATCATCGCAGACGTAGGCGGTGCTGCTAAAACAGCAGACGTCCCTGCCGAGAATTACGACAAGCTGTACGACGCACTGGTTGCCGCTAAAGAAGCTGCTGAATCTGAAGCTGATCTGTAATTTGAAAAAGAGCGGTTAATCCGCTCTTTTTTTTGAGGTTTTTTTTATGAAAATTACTGAAATCACGCTCGGCGGGCATTCTGTTTTCTCGCCGAGTTCAAGTGAAATGTGGCTGAATTGTTCGGGTAGCCTATTGGCAAATTTGGCAATCCGTTCAACTGAAGGCGATGGCGCGTCCGAAGTTGCTGCTGAAGGCACTGTCGCGCATGAAATGGCTGAGATTTGGTTAAATACAGGCAAGCGACCGATTCAGTATCTTGGTGATGTTCGAACAGTTAACGGATTCCCCATTGAGGTGACTGAGGAAATGCTCGATTATGTGGCGGAATACGTCAACTGGTGCAATAACCAAGAAGGCGACAAGTTCGTGGAGGTCAAGGTTGATTTTAGCCATTTAACCCCTATCCCGAACCAAAAAGGTACGTCCGACCATGTTTGTTGCAGCAACGATAAGCTAACCATTACCGACTTGAAGTATGGCATGGGTGTTACCGTTGATGCAGAAAACAACACGCAGTTGCAGATATACGCGCTTGGCGTATTGCACGACTTCGGATTCCTGTATGACTTCGAGACAGTCGAGATGCGAATCTGTCAGCCGCGCTTGAATCATTTCTCAACGTGGGAGATTAGCGTTGACGAACTACTGGCTTTCGGTGAATACGTCAAGGAACGCGCAAAGGCTACGCTCGAACCGAACGCCGAGCGTGTGGTTACCGAGAAGGGGTGCCGCTGGTGTCGGGTCAAGGCGCAATGCCCTGCGCAAGCGCGTTACATTGAAGAGCTTATTGGTGATAAATTCGATGCCGAAGAGCCTGTTTCGGAGCGAATAGCCAACGACACTTATTTGGCAAAATTACCCGAAGTTGACGAATTGAGCATGAAAGACGTCGAAAAGATTTACAGCAAAATCAAAATAGTTACGTCTTTCTTCACGGAAGTTGAGAAGAAACTGCTTGACTTCGCCCTGAAAGGCGGTAAAATGCACTCATACAAGTTAGTCAACGGCAGGAAATCACGGAAGTGGGTCGACGAGGCTCACGTTATTGAATTAATCCAGCAAGATACAGTATTTGACTTGGATATTTTCCAGCCAAGACAACTTGTTAGTGTGGCGCAGATGGAAAAAATCTGCAAGAGCCATAAAATCGACTTCGAAGCCTTGAAACCGATGGTAGATGAATTAAGTGGGAGACCCACCATCGCACCAATCGACGATAAGAGACCTGCACTGAGTATTATCGACATGGATTCGAAATTCGATGAATAGAGAGAAGTGGGCGTCACTCTCTTAAATAACACGCCCTTCAGTTTACGGGTGTCAACTGGTAGCTTTCATACACTTTCACTACCAGCGTCGCTTGCCGAAGCGACCACCTACCCATAACCAGAGAGTAATATCAGTAGGTAGATGGCTTGCCTTGGAAGCAAGAGGTCGTAGGTTCGAGTCCTACCTCTCTGACCATTTATTTGCTACCGTGTGGACGGCAAACAAAAGAAAGTCCGCGTAAATTTTAATGTTTAAAGGTAAATGAAATGTCTAATTATGTACGCAAAGTTGGCTGTCTGGTTGAATACAAAGACGGCACTGTCATGTTGAAGAACATCCCGACGTGGTATGCTCGAATCGACCATCCTCGCGCTTTTGAGGAAGGCGATAAGAAGAAATACAGTCTGACGGCTTTCCTGAACAAGGAAACACACGCCAAAGAAATTAAAATCTTGGAAGAGCTGATTCGCCAGCACATGGCTAAAGGCGAAGATTGGGAAGATGTTGCAGTTAAAAACCGTTGCTTGCTTGACGGCAGTCGCGTTAAAAATCTCCCCGAAGACAGCGATATTCCCGACCATTATCGCATCCGATTCTCAGCCAACGAACAATTCCCTCCTGCCGTTCGCAATAGCGCGGGTACTAAGCTGAACCGCCGCGTGCCTGAAGACATGGAAGAAATCGAAGAATTGAACCGCAATGGTCGCCATATGACGATTCTGTTCGATTTCTACGGCTGGAAGAACGCCAAGTTTGGCGCGGGTATGACCCTCAACTTCCACGCCATTCAGGTTCACAACAAGCAAACCGATTTGAAACTCGGCTCAAGCGGTATCAATGAGGGTGATGACGCCGATTGGGATTCTGAAGACGACGATGACGAAATCTAAACTCGTCGCAACCAGCCAGTGGAGTGTTTCCACTGGCTATTTTGTCACCTATTGGTACTGACACACTTCCGAAATGGCTGATGTCGTCTAACCAAACACAAAGGAAAATCATCATGTTTGACTATCGTTCAAACGTCGTAATTATGGATATTGAATGTTATCCAAATTACTTCTTGGTCGCATTCCGCGACACTCTGAATCCAGAAAACACTAAACACTTCGAAATGCGAAATGATTCCGATAAGCTGGACACGGCAGGGATCAAACAATGGCTGCGCTCATCTACGGTAATCACATTCAACGGCAACCACTACGATATGCCGCTGCTCATGTATGCGCTGGAAGGCGTTGGTAACGCCGAGCTTAAAGAAGCGTCTGACTTGCTGATTGGTGCCGACTATATCGACGAGTATGGCAAGAAGCAAAAACGTGAATCGTTGCGCTCGTGGGAATTCATGCGCCTGTATGAACTTGAATACCCACCATATATGCAGCACATTGACATTTTTGAAATCCCAGTAGGCACGCTTAGTCTGAAGGCATATGCAGCCCGAATTGGTTGTCAGAAACTGCAAGACCTTCCTATTGATGCGGACAAGATCCTATCTCTTATCGAGATGGATGACATCGCAAAATACTGCGATAACGATACGGCGAACACGCTGCGCCTGTATGAGACGGTAAAAGCGCAGGTCGACTTGCGTATTGAGATCTCAAAGCAGTACAAAATCGACGTTCGTTCCAAGTCAGATGCTCAGGTTGGTGAAGCCATCTTTAAACACGTCATCGAAAAAGACCGTGGTCGTAAAATCTACAAACCCGAACCGAGTTCAATTAAGCGTCGTTTCAAATACGATATTCCCGACTTCATTTATTTCGAACATCCAACACTTCAGGATTTGCACGATTTGCTGAAGCGTACCGTGTTTGAAATCGAGCCTTCTGGTCATGTGAAAATGCCACAAGAACTCGCTTCCATGAAGATTCAGATTGGTAAGGGTCTTTACACGATGGGTATCGGCGGTCTGCATTCGAATGAAAGCGGACAGGCCGTTATCGCCGCCGAAGACGAAATCATCTGCGATGCCGACGTGACTTCGTACTACCCGTCTATCATTATTAATGGCGGCTACTACCCCGAAAACTGCGGTCTGCCATTCTTGCGCAACTATACTCGATTCCGCGATGATCGCGCGAAGTGGAAGAAGCTGCCTGAAAAACAGACCATCTGTAACACCTATAAGATTGTTCTGAACGGCTCGTTCGGCAAGCTGTCATCAATTTACAGCTTCCTGTATAGCCCTAAAATGATGATTCAGGTAACGATTACTGGGCAACTTTGTTTGTTGATGCTCATTGAGCGTATTGAGAAAGCTGGTTTGCGTATTGTATCTGCCAACACCGATGGTATTGTGATTTATGGCAAGAAGGATGACTTCTGGAAAGCCGAACGCGAAATCCACCTGTGGGAAATCGAAACGGGCTTCAACATGGAGTTCACGCAATACTTGGCGATTTACAGTCAGTCGGTGAACAGCTACCTCGCGCTCAAAGCCCCATCGAAAGGTGAAACCAAACTCAAATGGAAGCGCAAAGGCGATTACGCAGAACGCGGTTTGAGCCAATCTGGTAATGGTCAGGTTTGTATTGAGGCTGTCATGGCGTACCTTGAGCGCAATATACCTATTCGAGAGAGCATTGAGTCCTGTACGGACTTCCTCAAATTCACGAACTTCCAGCAGGTAAAAGGCGGCGCATACAAAGACGGTCAATATCTTGGCAAGGTCGTGCGCTGGTATTATTCAACTCGGACGCAAACAACCATCGTGAATGCGAAGGGCAACAACGTTCCGCTTACCAAAGGCGCGATGCCTGCCATGGACTTACCAGATGAATTTCCGTCGGATATTGATTATGACTGGTATGTACGCGAAGCCTACTCAATGATTGAACGATTAGGTGTGCGAGGCGTTCCGAAAGAATCCCGCGCGTTTGGTCTCGTTGAAGGAGGTGGCATCAAATGGGGTCGCCGTGACGGTCAGCAGACGTGGCATCGAATTGACCTGTCAACTAAAGATGCGCTGTGTGAAGCACGTCTTAAAGACCGACATGATGAATGGGTTTACGCCGATGAGTTACCAGCAGATAGTCGGGTCTGCGGTAAATGCAAACGTAAATGAAGACCCTGAGCCAACGCGAAAGTCGCATTGAGAAAACCAGCCGCCTGCTTGCCGAAAAGCGTGGCTGGTTTCAGGTCAAAATTGAACGCACCAGCGTGAATGGTTTCCCAGACCGACTGTTTATTAAAAACGGGAATACCATTTACGTTGAGTTCAAAAATGACGCTGGTAAATTGCGTCCTGAACAGGAACGAGTAATCGAAACCATGCGAAGTCACGGTGCAAAGGTCTATGTTGTTTCGACACTGGAGGAAGCAGATGTCATATTTAGATAAATTGAAATCACGTTTTGATAACGTGGAGTTGCATGAGCATCACTTGGATGACTATCAGCATACGGCAGTCGATTTTTTGAAGAAGAACCCAAGAAGCGCGTTATTTATCGACACAGGATTGGGTAAAACAGCGATATGTCTGAAGTTGATACGCGACCTAGTGGATGATGACAAAATCAACAAAGTGTTAATTATCGCACCTCTGAAGGTGGCTAACCAAACATGGGGTGATGAAATAGCAAAGTGGTCGTTCTCCGCGCCACTCAGCTACAAACTGGTGCGTGCTGAACACATTACTAAGGCTGTAAACGAGTATGCGCGCAATGAGAAAACACGTCCGTTTAATGAATCCGACCTGAAGAAAATAAGCCGAAAGGTAAACACTAGGGTTAATAAGTTTTTGAGAAATAACCCTGACATATCTGAATTGGATAAAAATACTCTGATTGCCAAAACACAACTCGCCGTCGAGAAAGAATATCGCAAATGGTTGACCGAAACGGCTCGTGTTGAAGCTGCTGGTATTCAGGTTCGAAAATACGAGCGTGAAAACCCTACGGTGATACACATCATAAACCACGAGATGATTGAATGGCTCGTGAATGCGTGGGGTGCTAATGATTGGATTTATGATTGCGTCATTTATGACGAGAGCGACGGCATCAAGGATGCAACAACGAAGCGTTGGAAAGCACTCAATTCAATTAAGCATAAAACAACCCACTTTTACGAGCTTACCGCTACACCAGCGGCGGAAAACTATCTGGGTTTATTTGCTCAGATAAAACTACTGGACGGCGGTAAACGCCTTGGTCGGACGATGACTGAGTACAAAGAGCGATACTTCAACGTCAATCCTTACAATTACAAAATCACTTTGAAAGAAGGGGCTGCTGATGCGATTACCGCTGCTATTTCGGACATCACATTGGTGATGAAGCAGGAGGATTATCTGAAAGATATAGCACCTCCTGTTATCGAAGATGTGCTATATGATTTGCCCGAAAAACAAAGGGAATTGTATAATACTATGAGCAACACGGGCATGATTACTGTCGATGACTCCACCATCGTAGTCGGACAAGCTGTGTCTGTATTGCAAAAGATGATGCAGATTTGTGCTGGTTTTGTTTACGACAGCGAAGAAAGTATCAACGATTTCGGTAGCGTTGTGCAAGACCAACGCATACACTATTTACATACTGCAAAAATCGAGGCTTTGCGCGAGTTGATGGCTCGTCACCCAAAGGAAAATTTCCTGATTGCATATTATCACCAAGGCAGTCTTAATTTGTTGCAGAAATACTTCCCTTACGCGGTGAAAATGGACAGAAAAGGCTCACAAAAAGCCCCATGGAATCGTGGCGAGATTAAGATGTTGCTAATGCACCCTAAATCGGGAGCGCATGGTTTAAATCTGCAAAAAGGCGGTCATATTGTAATCAACTACGATGTGTATTTCAGCTACGGTCAATTTTATCAGTTTTGGCGTAGGCTCGCACGACGTGGGCAGGAAAATGACAAGGTTCTTGTCTACAACCTGCTCGCCGCGAACACTTATGACGTTGTTGTTAAAAAAACCTGCTGGGAAGGCAAGCAAAACGCACAAAACAAATTCTTTTACTTAATACAAAAAGTGAAAAAGGCTTTAAAGCATGGCTAATATGAAGAAGGCATCAACAGCACTATTGCTGGGTAATGGGACAAATGCCACGTTGACAATCGACGACATTTTGAGTAAGGGTGTTACGATTAAGCAAGCCGCCCTGATTTTTCACGTCCATAACACAGAACTCGGCAACCTTGTGCGAAAGGCGAAGATTCAACCGTCTGGTATGCGTAACGGTGCTGATATTTATGCTATCCGAGACATTGCGAGCGTATGCGTTCCGCCCGTTTGGACGGATGAGGAGTGGGAGGAAGTATTCCATAAGGGTCATTTCCCGATAGCCTTAAAGAAGGACTTTTGGGCGGCGAAGAAGGCACGTCTTAGTTATCTCGTCGAGGCTGGTGAATACTGGCATACAGCAGACGTGATTGACGCTGTGTCCGAACTGAACAAGACGTTCGCGATGGGTGTGAAGTTGATACCTGACACCATTGACCGTTTGACCACCCTCACACCTGAGCAGAGGACACTCGTTGTTGAGTTGCTCGACGAAGTGATGGAGGGTGTTGCTAAAGCGGTGGTTGATAAGTTCGGCGAGCGTGCGCAGAAAGAGCGTGTCAGCCGCTATGAAGATTTAACAGGAGAGCAAATAGATGTCATCGACGAACACGAACTTGATGAGCTTTAAACATATCGGGCAGTACGGAAGTCTGTCCGATATGTTCGTTGAATTGTCATCAATTTTACAACCACCCGAACGCCTCACTGTGTCCCAGTGGGCTGAGAAATACCGCTATGTCAATAATCGCGGTTCATACGTTGGTTATTGGAAAAACTCAACAACACCATACATGATTGAGCCAATGGATATGCTGAGTAGTCCAATCCACGACGGTGTAATTATGGCTGCGCCTGCGCAGTGTGGTAAGACGGATGCTTTGATTGTTAACTGGACTGGATTCTCAATCCATGGCGACCCGATGGATATGCTGATTATTAATCCCACGTCCGCCATGAGTCGGGACTTTTCCAAACGCCGCGTGGATAAACTCCTTCGCGATACGAAGGAGTGCGGGGAACTGTTGAACGGAGACCGCGATGCCGACAATATCAGCGACAAACATTTCCAGAATGGCGTATTCCTATCACTGGCACATCCGAGTGTATCGGAACTGGCGGGTCGCCCAATACCACGGGTTATGCTTACCGACTATGACCGAATGGATGACGATATTGGTGGTGATGGCTCGCCTTATGACTTGGCTGCCAAGCGTACAACAACATTCGGCTCGTACCGCATGTGCTTGGCTGAGAGTAGCCCCAGCAGACCAGTTGAAGACCCTAACTGGGTTGAAGTGGCTGGTTCGCATGAAGCCCCTCCGACAAAGGGGATTTTTGCGTTATACAACCGAGGTGATAGACGCAGATGGTATTGGGCTTGCCCGCATTGCAACGAACGCTTCGAAGGCACGTTCTCGATGCTTAAATGGAACGAGAAAGCGACCAACATGATTGACATCGCAGCGTCAACCTATCTGCAATGTCCGAAATGTTTTGGGCGAATTGAGCAGTCCCAGCGACACGCCATGCAACAGACAGGTATGTGGGTTCAGGACGGGATGTATTTCAACCGACAGGGTGAACTGGTCGGTAGCCCACGCAAAACGAGAATCGCGTCTTTCTGGTTGCGTGGTGTAGCTGCCGCGTTCGTCAACTGGGGTCAACTGGTTACAATGTATCTGGCTGCTGAGGAAGAGTTTAAAACCACTGGTTCTGAGGAAGCTTTGCAAAAATTTTACAACACCGACTTGGCTGAACCGTACATCCCTAAATCACAAGTGGCACAACGTCTCCCTGAGCATCTGAAAGACCGCGCGATTGATATTGGCGAACGTGTTGTCCCTGTCGGGGTTCGAAATCTGATTGCCTGTGTTGACGTGCAGAAGAACCGTTTCGTTGTACAAGTACATGGTATTTCCGCGGGTGCGCCGTTCGACATAACAATTATTGACCGATTTGATATTCGTAAATCGGCGCGTGTTGATGAGGATGGGGATAATTACTTTGTGCGCCCAGCAACCTTTTTGGAAGACTGGTCATTGCTTGAAACCGAGGTGATGGATAGACTCTATCCACTCGCCGACGGCAGTGGTCGAACAATGGGTATAACCATGACTGTTTGCGACAGTGGTGGCTACGCTCGTGAAAAAGGTGAAAGCGTTACGTCTATGGCGTATGACTTTTATCGCAGTTTGAAAAACAAACGCAAAGCCGCGCGTTTCCACTTGGTGAAAGGTGTGGTTACGCCGAATGCGCCGAGGGCGTTTGTAACCTATCCAGATGCAACCAAGAAGGATGCCTTGAGCGCGGCGCGGGGTGACGTACCCGTATTGATGCTCAACTCGAATCTGCTGAAAGACGCCCTATCGAATAGGCTGGACTCGACCGAAGTCGGGCATGGTCTGATTACATTCCCCGACTGGTTGGGTATCGAGTTTTATCAAGAGTTGTGCGCTGAGATACGCACGGCAACCCGATGGGAAAAAATCCCGCATCAAAACAACGAGGCATGGGACTTGCTGTACTATTGCATAGGGGTTTGTATCTCTAAGTTGCTCATGATTGACCGTGTAAACTGGGTTAGCCCGCCACCCCTATACGGAGACTGGGATGGTAATCCGCTGGTATACAGTCCAGTTGATGCGAATGACGAAACAGGAGATAATGTTGTCATTCATGAAACCCAGCAGGTTTATTCCGAAATGAGTTGGGATGAGATTAATAGATTACAGGAAACTTAGCATGAGTTGCACATCTTACACACCCGACCAATTAAAAGACGCGAAAGATGCCTATTTCCGCATTGCATCTGGTCAAAATGTAACAGTCGTTATCGACCAGAATGGCGAGCGTATCGAGTACCAAAAGGCCAATTTGTCTGTGCTGGCAGACTTAATCCGCCGAATGGAAATGGAATTGCGCGCGTGCGGTCTGCTTGATGGTGCATTCGGTGGTCAGGATTATCGACCATTGCGGGTTTATTTCTAGGAGCTAATATGTCAGGTATTGACGGATATACAAACCGCAGTGGTACGGGCGGTCTCGACGGGGCTAACCGTACCAGCCGCGAAATGGCTACATGGGAAGCTTCGCCGCTGCCTATGGACGCAATGTTGCGTTTTGAAAAGGACATCATTGATGACCGCGCTCGCGATGTTGTTCTGAACGACGGCTACGCGAGCGGTGTAGTTGCGATACATAAAGATAATATTGTTGGCTCGCAATTTAAGCTGAACTCGCAACCAAACATTGATGTTCTTGGTATTGAGGACACTGAATGGCTGTATGAGTTCCAGCGCATTGTCGAGTCAAAATTTAACAATACAGCATCTAGTTCTAAACACTGGCTGGATGCAGCGGGTATTAAAGATTTCACTGCCATGGTGCGTCAAGCAGTTGGTGTGTTTTTGATCCATGGCGAAGTTCTTGCCGCCGCTGAATGGATTATTGACCGAAAAAGACCATACGCGACAGCGATTCAGATGATTAACCCGAAACGTCTTTCTAATCCGAACGGTTCGATGGATGATGAGAAAATCAAAGCGGGTATTGAGCGAGACTCTTATGGAAGGCCTGTTGCGTATCATGTCATGGAAGCGCATCCATACGATTACACTCAAACCGAGAAATTGTTTAAGTGGAAGCGTATTCCTGCCGAAACCAAGTGGGGGCGCAAGCAAATGATCCACATCATCGACCAACTGCTTCCTGAGCAGATACGGGGTGTGAGCGAGATGGTGAGTGTCTTGAAGCAAATGCGGATGACGCGCCGCTTCCAAGATGTCGAGTTGCAACAGGCGGTCTTGCAAGCTACTTATGCGGCAAGCATTGAGAGCGACTTGCCTCCACAAATGATCACCGAGATGATGGGTGGTAATCCGAACGGGGTTAGCTTTGATATGGCTGCCAAATCAATGCTCGGTTCTATTTTGCAGCACGCAGCTACGCGCGATATTCAGTTGGATGGGGCGCGTATTCCCGTATTGCATCCGAACACCAAATTGAATTTGCAACAACTTGGACAGCCCAGTGGCACAGGTTCGGAATACGAACAGTCCTTGTTGCGGCATATCGCAGCTGGCCTCGGTGTCAGTTACGAGCAGTTCTCGCGCGACTACACCAAGACGAACTATTCCAGCGCACGCGCGAGTATGAACGAAACGTTCAAGTTTATGCAGTCGCGCAAAAAGGCTGTCGCAGATAAATTCGCAACAGAGATTTACCGACTTTGGCTTGAAGAGCAAATCAACAATGGCTCAGTTCCTTTACCAAAAGGCAAAACTTCTTCGTGGATTTATGAGAATCCTGAAATATTCGACGCTTTAGCTCAGTGTTCATGGATTGGCGCGGCACGCGGGCAAATTGACGAGATGAAGGAAACTCAGGCAGCGATTCTCAAAACCAAGTACGGTTTGTCTACTCTCGAAATTGAAGCCGCCCGCATGGGTTATGATTGGCGTGAATTGTTGGCGCAGCGCAAGCGCGAACAGGACGAAATTGAACGCTTGGGTATTGTCATTGACGATGGGGCTGAAAAAGCCGTTGTTAATAAAAAATCATCAAAATCTAACGAAGATGATGATCCTAAAGGTAAAAAAGAAGATACTTCCGATAACGAAGCGAAGGATATGGAAAATGAATAATTTACATCCTATTGTAGCAGCTCTTGCATCACAGCAAACTTTATATCTTGCTGTGCAGCAGGAGGCTGCTGGCAAGTTTTTAACCGACCTGAACATTAACATGAATAACCCAGTATTGCATACGGAAGAAGGTCGTGTTGACATGGTTAAGCAAACCATGGCACGAACACTCGGTACTGCGTCAGTAAGTAACGGTGCGATGTACGGAATGATTGGTGCGACGGCGGTGATTCCTGTCTTTGGTGCGTTAGTTAACCGATTTAACGCAACTTATGGTTTTATCACGGGTTACAATTACATTAAGAACGCAATCGCAACAGCGTTAATGGATGATTCAGTTAATACGATCATACTGGATATTAATTCTGGCGGCGGTGAAGTTGCGGGCTGTTTCGAAACAGTGGATTATATTAAAACGGCCCGCGCTCAGAAGGAAATCCACGCCATCGTTGACAGCAGTTGCTATTCGGCGGCATGTGCGATTGCCTCTGCTTGTACGTCTATCAAAGCAACGCCGAGCAGTGGTGTTGGTTCGATTGGGGTTGTAGCGATGCACGCAAGCTACAAGAAAATGCTGGAGAATGAAGGTATCTCCGTAACATTTATCAAAGCTGGTGAGCATAAAGTTGACGGCAATTCGTATGAGGATTTGACCGACTCGGTTAAGGCTGATATGCAAAAAAGAATTGACGCAACATACACCGAATTTGTATCATTGGTGGCTACGAATCGCTCGCTTGCTGTCGATGATGTAGTAAAGACTCAAGCAGCATGTTATACTGCTCAAGAAGCAAAAAGTATGGGTCTCATTGACGAGGTAATGAGCGTCGAGGAGGCTGTAAAGTTAATCACGGAGGGACGTATGTCTAAAGTAAATACAGTTCAGGCGGAAACTGAAACCAAAACTGAACCGCAGGCTCAAACGCCGAATACCCCCGCTGCTCAAGCCCAAGCCGACGCAAGTTCTGAACGCAATCGCATTCAGAGTATCATTACAGCGGAAGCAGCAGCGTCTAACAGCAAACTGGCGCATCACTTGGCCTTCAACACCAACATGAGTGTTGAAGAAGCGATTCAAACTTTGAATGCCGCTGCACAAGACGCCAAAGAGCCTGTTGCGGCTACCGTTGCCGAAAAACCTGCGGCCTCAGTCAATTTGCTGGCGGACGCAATGGGTAAAATCGAACAGCCTAATGTTGGTGCTGACGCTGGTGATGTATCCGAAGCAAATAAATTGGCAGCCGACATTGACATTGTTGCCAATTTCTTGAAACAAAATTGATAAAGGAATTAAAATGTTTGCGAAAAGTGAAAACATCTCAGCAGTAGGTGGTTTGCACATCCCTCTGTTTGCCAAACAAACTCCGTTGCCAGCAACCGTGTCGGCAAAAGCCAAAGCTGCGGTTCAGCAGTATCAACTGTGTAAACTGAACACCGATGGTACTGTTGAACCTGTCACTGCGACTGGTGATTTTGCTGCGTTGTCAGCAGGCAAACAGCTTTGTGTGACAGCCTTTGCCGCTGAAGCAAATAAACCTGTGAGCGTATATACTAACGGTACTTTCAACATTAACGCTCTCGTTGTTAATGTTACTGAGTACAACAACACCTACACCGTTGCACAACGACTCGAAAAACTGCGCTTGTTCGGTTCTCCTGTCATTTTCTTCGAAAATGCCGAAACCGACCCAGTTCAACGTGCCTAACATAAGAAAGGTTAATTATGCCAAACGCACAAACTTTGACGGAAACTCTGATTCAGGGTGGCTTGATTCGCAAGATGGAAGCTCCGAAATCCTTCTATCGCGCCCTGTTCAGCAATAACTTCCTGTCCAAATCCGACGTGATTATTTTCGACGACGTGTTCGAAGATTTGCGCGGTGTTGCCAAATTTGTTGCCCCTAACGTGGTGAGCAAGGTCAACCAGACCAAAAACTTCGATGTTAAATCGTTCCGCCCAGCATATGCCAAAGAGAAAGACAGCATTGATGCTTGGGACGAGCACCTGCAACATCGCATCGCAGGTGAGCAACTGTTCGGTAGCATGACTCCAGCTCAACGCGCCATGGCAATCCGTGCTAAGCAGATCCAGATGCACCGTACCAAAATGACCAACTTGTACGAATTGATGGCATTCCATGCCTTCTCTCGCGGTGAGTTGACCATTAGCGGTGATGATTACCCAACCACAACGGTAAGCTATTTCCGTGACCCTGCTCTGACAATGAGCAACTTAGGTGCGCAAAATTGGACAGCCGCTGGCGTTAATCCGCTGACTATCTTGGCAAAAATGTCCGACTTGGTGTATGAGAAATCACACACTTCCGAAGTGGACACCATCATCATGGGTCGCGGTGCATGGGCTGCCTTCTACGCATACTTCTCAGCCAAAGAACGTTCGCATCTGCTCGATAAGAACGTCCGTGGCTCAGACCTGACAATGAACCTGCTCCATGTGGGTGAAGTGCGCGGTGTTGCCATGGTTGCTCGATTCACATCCCTGAATGGTGCTGTTATCGAAGTTTACGTTGACAGCCGCAGCTACCTTGGCGCAGACGGTCTGCTGAAACGTTACATTGCCGATGGCGAGGTTATTGGCTTCGACAGCAAAGAATTCTCTGGTGCGATGGCATTTGGCGCAATCAAAGACGTAGACGCTGGTTGGGTTGCGACTGAAATGCACCACAAAGAATTCCGCGTTGACGAACCGTCAACAACCTATCTGTTAACCCAATCCGCCCCATTGCCGATTGCGCTGACTCCAAACAGCGTATTCCGCATCGCAGATGTAACTAAATAAGGACTGTTAAAATGCCCGAACCTATCAAAATGGTTAAATTCAAAACCAATGTTTCTTTCGTTGCCAGCAATGGCGTTCTGTACTTCGGTGGTCAAGTCGTTCAACTGCCACAAGCGGATTTTGACGCTCAGGTTGAAGTTTGTACGGATTTCGGTTTACCAACTCCCAAACTGATTGAAGAAGTCGAAGTGGCTGTTCAGGAAGACACACCTCCTGCTGAACCTGAACAACCCGTAGAACCTAAGAAACGTGGTCGCGGTCGCTCAACAGCTAAGTCTGAAGGTGAATCTGAAGGTGAATCTGAAGGTGAATCTGAAGGTGAATCTGAAGCTAAACCTGAAGAAGACGGCGAGCTGTAACATCTTCTTAACGAATAGGTTTCGTGTTAGAATTAACGCGAAACCTATTTTTTTTATGGAATTTGAAAATGAGCTACATTGATATTTACGAAACAGTTCGAGGTCACTGGGAGAATGACACGAGTGGGCAGTCAACATCGCCATCTCAAAATGCGTTTGGTAACTTCACACTGAACAATGGTGTACTTAGTGCCACAATTGGCTCTGAAACAAAAACAGTTGACCTGAGACCATTAATCCCATCGCCAGTTCCTGATTTGCATTTGAAATCTGTAACTCCCAGCGCAGATGGCAGTAAGCTTATTTTCAAAATCGGTGAAGCTGGTAACACATCTCGCGACAAAACCGTCGAATTGAACTTCAAGGAACAGATTGTCAAATTAGTCGGTACACCACCTACACCATATGACGATGCGGAACTCAAGCGACGAATTGCCGCTCTCGAAGCGGCCCAGCAATCTGGTGGATCGGGGGCTAAACCGTTTAAGGAGTATGAGGCTAAATATATTCCGAGAAGTGAGTTGGGTGAGCTTGAGAACAATACGTTTAAGCAAATCAACTTTTCTAAAACATTCTCAAAAAAACCCTTTGTTAGCGTTACGCTGGACTTTAGTACAACATCCCCACGCTTCACATATTTGGCAAACATTACAGAGACTGGCTTCCAGTTCACCGCAAACTACGCCCCTGATGTGCAAGGTATTTGGTATCAAGCATACGTCGTGGAGTAATGGATATGAGTTTCCTCGACATAAAACGTAAAGCCCGCGCCGATTTGCATCATGAGATGGGCGTTCCATCTAAGCATATATCGGCGGTAAGCGGGCGTGTGTCTGATTGCCGTTTGCGAGTGCATACCAAAATAAACCTGACGGGCGATATTGACTATCAGGGCTTCGCCGAGCTGTCGGATGGGGGTGTTCTTGTGCTATGCACGATCCGCGAAGCTCGTGCGCTCGGATTCAGCGTCGGCGATAGGATTGTGTACGACAGCAAAGAATATGTGCTGAATACGCGTTTGGACGACGATGGTATTTACATTGAGAAGTGGCAGGCTACCCATTTACAGCATCGGGTGAATCATGATTACGATTGACTTGGAAAATCTGGTATCACTGGAGAAGATGTTTAAGGCTTTCCCAGAACGAACCGCAGACGCTGCGCGTTTGGCTATCAATCAGACAGTCAAGCGTGAGGCCCTATCCCGCGTGCGTCAGGATATGCGCAAGCAAATTAACTGGAAAGCGTCGTATCTGAATAGTGCTGATAAAACAGGTGTGGCTAAATACGCAACGAAAGGTTCGCTCGTCGCTTCGATTTATGCGCGTGACCAACCGACAATGCTGAACCGCTTTCGTCCGAACCCGAATACCCTGCCGTCTAAAACGACAAAAGGGGTGCGTGTAAAGGTCAAACCCACTTCGACAAAGCTCATGAAGCACGCATTCGTTCACAAATTCAACAAATCTGGTAATATCGGCGTTCTCACTCGTACCAAGGGTGGTGGGTCTACGCCGCCAAGCGGCATCACACACGGAGGTGGTCGATACATTCGGTCAATGCGGGCATGGTTACTCTACGCCCCATCGGTGGATCAAGTGATGTGGGATACTGCTAAACGCAATCAGGATAGGATCGCCAAGTATCTTGAGGTCGAGTTTTTACGACAATTCAATAGATTGGAAAAATAATGAAAGAACATATCCGTTTAACTGCGCTCAAAAAATTATGTGCCTTGCTTGAGCAGGAAACAGGTGTCCGTGTGTATCGTGGTCGTCAGGTAATCGGCGCAGACGTAACGCTACCTTGCATCGTCATCAACGAGACGATTCGAGCGGGTACTAGCAGTACTGGCGCGGACGAAGGCAAGACGGTTCGCAATGACCGCGTGGATTTCCTGCTGTCGGGTTACGTTGACGTTCAGAACGTTGAGCATCCCATCGACGTGGCTTACGAGCAAATTGCGAAAATCGAGCAGGCGTTTAACAAGATTCATGCAATCGACGGCGGGCGAATTGGTGGAGCTAAGTATAAAGAGTGGTACAATCTCGGTGGCTTGGTAAGCAACTTCAAATATGATTCACCTGTTTGCCATAACCCGCCTGATGAGGTACAATCGAAATCGTACTTCTATATTTACTTCTCCTTCAGCGTCGCGTATGACAATGCGAATCCGTATGCTGAACTTGATTAATTGACAAAGAAAGGATAGCAACATGGCTATTACACGCGGCGCGACCAAAGCCTTGGTATTGGCGAATGGTCGGATTGAATTTAACCAATTCCCTATTGTCAACGGCGTAGAACGCCAAGCTGACGCCAAGGGTTTCCGCTACCTCGGTTCGTCCAAAGAGTTGAATCTGACTCAGGAAAATGAAACCTTGGAACACAAATCTTCCGAGTGTGGTTTTAACACCACCGACGAAGAAATCATCATTTCTTCCAAGCTAACGGGTAGCTTCACAGTTGACAACATCAACACCGAAAACTTGGCGATGTTCTTTGCAGGCGAAGTGAGCAACCAAACACAGGTCGCTGCCACTGCCAAAAAAGATGTCCTGAAGGTGTATCCGTCTTTGGGCTACCGTTTGGGTACGAGTAAAGAAAACCCGAACGGCGTATTCTCTGCCACAATCACCAAGATTGATGTTTTTGCCGACGAAGCCAAAGCTAAAGCGGGTACTCCTGCGACAGCAACCTTGGTTGAAGGTGTTGACTTCGAATACACCCCTGAAACGGGCTTCCTGATGATTGGTGACACCAACAGCACCAGCAAAATCAAAGCAGAAGGTTCTTGGGTTGTTGTGACCTACGACCTGAAAAAGGCTGCTCGAGATGTCATCATCTCTAAAGGTCAATCCATCGTTGGGGAGTTCCTGTTCCGAGGCTGTAACGCCAAGGGCGAAAACCGTCAGTACTGGATGCCGAAAGTCCGTCTTTCCCCTAACGGCGATTTCGCATTAAAAGGTGGCGAAGAATGGTCTCAAATGGCGTTCAACATCACTGCCTTGGAATCCGAAGGTGCGTCAATGTTGTACATTAACGGTCAACCAACATCTCTGCTCTAAACCATTTGAAAGGTAGCGAGTGATGTAGTAAACTCCCTGAATCACATGATTTAGGGAGTTTTGTTTTATGGCGGCAAAAATCAACCAAGAAGAATTCATCCGACGGGCGCGAGATGCCCACGGCGAAAAATATGATCTGACACAATCGGTCTATCATTCCACTAGCGAGTCAGTGGAAGTCGAATGCAGAAAGCATGGTGTGTTTTCCATACGAGCCAATCATTTTATGAAAGGCGTGGGTTGCCCGAAATGCGGATATGCTTCAACGGGGAAAGCTTTGCAATTATCTAAGGATGAATTTATTAACCGCCTAAAGGTTCTTTTCGGTGAAGCGTATGATTATTCACTGGTTGAATACGGAGGATATAAAGTACCCGTAAAACTGATATGTCCTGAGCATGGCGTGTTTGAGAAGCAGGCAGGTATGCTCTTAGCTGGAAAGGGGTGCAAGCAATGTGGCATTAAACGCCGCGCCGAAAAGCGAAGAGGCGTTTCCGTCCCAACGAAAATCCCAGCCGATGTCAGAGGTTCGTCATTCATACAGAAGGCGGAAAAGATCCATAAAGGTAAGTATGATTATTCCGAGGTCGACTACGCATCGAGCCAGCGGCCAGTGGATATAGTATGTCCCAAACATGGAAGATTTCAGCAGACCCCGAATAATCATCTTCAAGGGAAAGGCTGTATAAAATGCACTTGCAATGCAATTTCTCGCGTCGAGCAGTCATTGAAAGAAGCATTCCCTCAATTTGAACAAAGCAATCGCACTCAGTTAGACGGGCTGGAACTTGATTTATACGAACCGAATAGACGAGTTGCTGTTGAAGTAAACGGTGTGCATTGGCATACGACGGAATTTGGTAAAACCCGAAATTATCATCTTCATAAGACCGAAATGTGTGAATCACAAGGGATAACTTTACTTCATTTTTGGGACAGTGAAGTAACTGAGCAAAAACATCTTGTTGAATCTATGATTGCTGCCAAATTGGGTATCAGCGACATTAAAATATACGCACGAAAGACAACGATCCGCGAGGTTTCGTCGGAAGAGGCCTGCCGCTTCCTGAAAGACAACCATCTACAAGGTGCTGTACCTTCCAGCGTACGTCTCGGCTTGTATTACAATGAAGAACTCGTTTCTATTATGACGTTCGCCAAGCCCAGATATACGAAGCGATACCACTGGGAATTGATGCGGTTTTGCAATAAAGCAGGCTTTCATGTCGTCGGTGGGGCTTCCAAATTATTAACCGCTTTTAGAAAAACGCATGCGGGATCTATTGTAAGCTACGCCAATCGTCGATTCTCCAATGGCGGTTTATACGAGAAGCTGGGATTCACCCGAACAGGCGCATCTTCATCGAATTATTGGTATGTGAAAAACGGAGCTATTCGTTACTCAAGAAGCCAATGTCAGAAGCATAAATTGAAATCACTTCTCGGTAATGGCTTTGATGAATCTTTGAGCGAAGTGGCTAACATGCGCGCGAACGGTTACTATCAGTTATTCGACTGCGGAAACTACGTCTATGCCTTAGAATAATCATTTATTGCATGAAACATGGCGAAGTGGTATAGTCCGCTTTGCCATGTTTTTTTTTTATGAGGTAATTACAATGAAAATGAATCTCGCGGGTTTGATCTCCCCGACAAAGGAAGTCCACGGCGTGACAGTTCGTGGTTTGAATTTTGCCGATTTGACTGCCCAATGGCAGTCAAACGGCGTTCGTCTGATGGAAGCATTCGACGAAGTAATGGCAAAAGCCAACGGCTCTGACGACCTGATGGATGTTGCCAACAGCATTATCAAATATGCCCCTGATTTGGCGCGTGCTGCGTTCCTGTCGGCGATTAACGACAAGGGTGAAAAACACATCGTTGGCGATGAAGAACTCACCGCTGGTGAAATCTGGGACACCCGCATGGGCATCGGTAAGCAGATGGACGTTGTTATCGCCATCATTGATCTGACCATGAACGAATCCGACAATTTAAAAAAAAGACTGCTCTCGGCACTGGACAAACCAACAATCCAGAAAATGCTGGCGGAGAAGGCGAACTCGGAGGAGTAGATCCTTACCATCCATTCGAGTCTTTTATGCTAAGTCTAAGGCGAGATGTGAGTATCTGTTTGGCAAACGGACACTCGCAGGCTCGCCTTTATTCGCTTATAATGTTGCGCAACGAGGCTGAGATAATACGCGAACGCCGTCGTCAGGATTTTGTGTTATATGGGACTCTGACGAAAATGATTTTTGATGCGAGCAACACCGACATCAAACAGGAGGCGTTGAAAGACCTGAACAAAGCCTTGCAGGAAATGCTGAATAACATAGGAACTGGACATTATGGCTGAAAATCGCTCAGTTGAATTAGAAATCCGCGCACAGGATTACAGTGGCAAGGCCATTAATGACGTGCGCAAAAACATTAAAGGTCTCAAAGCCGACTTGAATGAACAGGCAAAGTCGGCAGCGAAAGGCAAAGCCGACTTCAAGGCTTATGAGAACAGCCTGAAGGGTCTGGCTTCGGCGGCAACCAAACTTACCGAGCTACAAACAATGCTCGGTAAACTGTCAAAGCTCGCCGACAACGTGGCATCAAGCGCGGGTCGTGCTAAGGATGCAAGCGATGCCTATGATGAGCTTGCCGACAAAATCGGTTCTCTTGGTGTGCCGACGAAAGCTCAAGCAGACAAATTGGCTCGTTTGGGAGTCGTGCAGGCTAAAGCGGCTGAGACCGCCAAGAAGCAAGCCGATGCTTACGAGCGTCAGCGTCTTGAGGCGGAAGCGCACGGCTTGGCGACGAACAATATCCAACGTGCTCAGGAAGGACTGACGAAGACCTACCAACGTACATTGCAAACGATCATTGATATGCGTAATGCGCAGGCCGCGCTGCAACGCCAGAATGAGATAACCTCGCGCGTGGCCGACCGACGCAAAGAGCTGCAAGAGCAGATTGCGTTGCAACAGCAATCCTTGAAATTGACGCAACAGCAAGCCGCTGCCGAAGCGGCCCATCGACGTAATGTTCAGAGCCAACGCAACCAGATAAACGCTCAACGCGTTTCGATTGCGCAGCAAATCGCAGAAGCCCGTGCCGCTCAAAATCAACCGTCTGCTCTAAAAGCGGTCAACGACGGTCTCAACCCATCGCGTAATCATAAAAACGCGATGGCTGACATTACTACATCCGTGCGAAACGCAGGCACGGCGATGCGTAAATCGGCTACTGACGTAAAAGCCCTGAGCGATGCGATGGACAGACTTCGCGCGGCGCAGGAAAAGCTTAAAGTCGTTGCGGGTAACATCGACCTTTATCGTAAACAGTCGGCGGAATTGGCAAAGCTTCGCTCTGCATACGAAACCACCCGCGCCGAATATGTGAGGTTGAATACCAAAGTTGGTACGGGTAACGCGACTGCGCAAGAGATTGCCAAATTGCGCCAACTGGTTTCCCAACTGAATCAATCTGGTGTAGCTTTTGCTCGCCATAAAGTCGCCGTCGAACAGACCGCACGCATCCTTGGTGAAGCTGGCGTTAGTGTCGATAAGCTCAGTAAAGCCGAACAGCGTCTTGCTGCGAACGCAACGCGCAGCGCAGCCGCGTCGAAATCACTGGACGCTCAAATTAAAAAGCTGTCCAGTTCAACAGCATCCTCTGCCGATGCCTTTGATCGTTGGTTGAAGGGTAAGCAGGGTATCTTGGTATTCCTACAACAAGCACGCGGTAAGGTATTGGCATTGAGTGCCGCTCTCGGCGGCTTATACTTGGCTCTCGATAAGGTCGTTAAAGACGGTCAGGAAGGCATTACGCTGAAAATTCGTGCCGAGGTATTGTCAGACAACTGGGATACCACCGCAGGCGAGTTGGAGAAATATTTCCGCAATACCGCCGAACGTATGGGTCTTGAACTCAGCACAATTATTCAGGATTCCGCGAAGCTGTTTGTCGCTGGTAAGGAAGCCAAACTTGATTCCAACACGGTCAAATACATCTTCGAGCAGTTCTCTGGCTTCGGTCAGTTGATGGGCGCGGATGCCGAAACTCAATCTGGTATTTACAAAGCATTGGAACAGATGCTGTCGAAAACAACTGTTCAGGCTGAGGAGTTGAAAGGTCAGTTGGCAGACCGCTTGCCTGCTGCGACAAATCTGTTCGCCAAGGCTCTTGGCGTGAGCAATGCCGAACTCATGACCATGATGAAGGACGGTAAAGTTCTTGCCGCCGACGTATTGCCTAAAGTCGCTGCGCTGATTGAACAAACCTACGGATCAAGTATCGAGAAGACGCAAAAATCTCTCGTGGCAGAACAGGCGCGCCTGAATAATGCCTTTAAGGACTGGATGCGTATCATTGCCGATGCGGGTGTGTTGGAGAACTTCACCACCCTGCTGCGCGAGGTTCGCGATTTCTTCCGCTCAGACGACGCAAAACAGTGGGCGCAAACCATTGCTGCTGCGTTGAACGTAGCCATTGATGGCTTACGCTGGGCGGTTAAACACGCAAACGAACTGGTGATTGCGTTTGGTGCATTGCTGGCTATCGGGGCTGCTCGGATGTTCGTATCCCTCGCCGCGACAATGCGAACGTTCGGTATCGGTTTGAAGTCGGCGGGTGCAGCTATTACCAACTTCGCAGTAAAGATGGGTCTGATTGCGAAAGTAACCCCTTCCGTTAGCACGAGTCTCGGAGCTACTGCCGTCGCAGGGAGTCGGCTGGGTGCGCTTGTTGCCCCACTTACCCGCCTAGTAGGAGTCCTCGGTTCTGCTGCCAAAATCGCCCTCGGTCTGTATAAGTCATTCATCATATTTGAAGTTATCGGTGCGGTGATCGAAGGTATCGTGCAAGGTATTAACCGACTCGGTGGAGAAGCGGAAAACGCCACATCTGGCATGCAAATGTTATCGGATGTCTTGTGGCTTATTTCTGAAGCGTTCGGTCTTATTTCCGAAGCTATCGCCACAGTAACCGAAGGCATTGCCGAACTGGTCGCAAGCGCAGTCGAGTTGATTGGCGGCTTCTTCACAGACACAACCAAGCAATCAAACAAGAGCGCGAAGGAGTTTGAAAGCGGTTGGAGTGGGGCGGTTCGCTACGTCGCTCGCTTCCTAGACGCGCTGACCGTTACGTTCAAAACCACGTTCCTCTACCTCGGCGGTCTGGCTGATTACGTCGTCAAGAAGATTAAGGGCATTGAAGCCGCTCTTCCAGATGCAGAGCAAATCGCAATGGACGTGTCGTTGGAGGTCAGCGAGAACGGTGTCGAATCCAAACTCAACAAACGCCTTGAGGAGATGCGCAAAAAGGTTGCCGACACCAACAACGAGATTTCTAGCAAGACGCAATTAACTGCTGCCGACAAGACTGCCGCCGATGCCGCCAAGAAAGCCGAACAAGCCAAAGCCCTTGACGAGCAAGTCAATAAAGCCCGCGAGAAAGCCGAACAAGCCCGCCAGCGTGCGGAAGAGGCTGCGTTAAAGCGTCTTGAGAAAGAATTGTCTTATGAGAAGATGATTCAGAAGTTGATTGACTATCGGGAAGGTCGTCTCAAAGATGACCCGATGAAAGGCTACAACACACTCTCGGACTGGTATCTGGGCGAGCGTCAGAAAGTCAAATCCAAGTATGCGTCCAACGACCCGTATGAGAATCATTCTTCGGGCGGTTCAGACGGAACGTCATCTTACGCCGTGGATAAACGAGCTGCTGCTGCTGCTGACTTGGCTACCAAGAAAGCCGCTGCCGATTTCACTGGTCAATGCGCTACCTACGTTAAGCGTGCGCTTGCCAGTGTCGATTCACAGGCTGCGCCTTATATCAAAGGCAACGGCAACCTTACAGCCAAGAACCTGCTGAAATATGGCAAAGGCTGGCAACAAGTTCCGTACTCGGCGAACTACACCCCGCAAAAAGGCGATGTGGTTAGCTGGGGTGCTATCAAAGGTCATCAATACGGTCATACAGCCATCCACAATGGCAAGGAGTGGGTATCTGATACCAAACAGGGTCGTTATGGCATTGATTCCAAAACAGGCGCGTCGTCGCGTGCATACTTGGATGAAATGGCACGCAATCCGAACTATAAGCCGACCATCGTTCGACTCAGCGGCGGCAATTCCGTAACAATTACGGGTTCGACTGGCTCGGTTAGCCATAACACTGCTGCGGATAGCAAAGTTCTTGATTTCTATCGAGCGCAAGAGGCTAAATGGAAACAGGACAAAGCCGTAACCAAACAGCAGAAGGATGACGACTCTGCGTTTGACAAAGCCGAGCAGTTGGTTGAAAAGGTAACCGAGAACGCCCGCGAAGCAGTTCGTGAGATGTACAAGGTTATGGGTGTCAACGGTGTCGAAGGTTTAATCAATCGAGACCCGTCGACGCTATCCGTTGACCTGTCTGGTTCTACGCTGAACGAGATTATTGACGGCTTCAAGAACATCATCAAACCCGAGTCTGACAACCAAGTCAAACAGATGCTTGAAGTCCTCACGCTCGAATATGCGCAAAGCAAGAACGTGGACAGGAAGGAAGCCTTGGCGTGGTCTAAGCAGCTTGAACCGCAATTAGCCAAATACGCTGAATTGCAGGCTCAGAAGGCTCTCGGTGAGCAAGTAGATGCCTTCCTCGACGCGCTTGAGAAGAAACGCAACTCTATTGAAAACGAACGCGCCAACAGTGCCGAGTATCTTGGTAGTGCTGTTTCTCGCGGTGTCATAAGCATTGATGAGGCTCAGACCAAAATGGCTGAAAGCACGCTGCGTTACGTTGAGCGCATGAGCGATGCCATTAAAAAACTTGATGAAATCATCAATAGTGACGCCTTCGGAAAATTAGCCCCTGAACAGCAAGTGGCTATTTTGAACCAGCGTGAGCAACTTGCTTCCAGCCAAAGCGATTACGATTCAAATCCACGTCGGCAGGCTGCCAATATTGCGGTTGATTCGATGACCAAGCGTCTCGACGATTTCCTTCAGCGGAAACGCGAGTTCGAGGCTTTGCAAGAGCAGCTTGTCATAAGCGGTCAGCAGTCCATCACCAAAATGGAAGAGGCTGTCCAAAACTACCTGAACAACATCAACCCTCAAATGCAAGAGTTGGTGTCGCACGCCCAACAGGTTATGTCGGCGTTCGGTGATTCGGCCGCATACTCAAACCTCACGAATCTGGTAACAAAGGTCAAAGAGGTTAGTACCGAGACGACACGCAGTAAAGGTGAAGTTGAATTGATGAACACTACATATGGAGTTCTCACCAACGGAGCAATGACTGCGTTCGACAGCCTCGCCAGCGGTTTGGCGGGTATCGCGACAGGGGCTATGTCCAGCCGAGAAGCGTTCGGCAATCTCGGTCAGGCTATGGCTCAGTGGGCGGCACAGGCGTTACAACAACTGGCGAAAGTGATTGTCCAACAGCTTATCAGCTTGGCTATCCAAAAAGCCATGGCATCGTTCTTCGGCGGCGGCGCAGGTGGTGCGGCCACTCAGATACCGAGCGCATCCAGCTTCTCCCAGTTCTCAAGTCTGTTCCACACAGGTGGTATTGTTGGGGGTGGTAAAGGCGGCGGTAAGCGCGTGAATCCGCTTGTTTTCCAAGGGGCTGTACGTTATCATAGCGGAGGTATTGCAGGGCTTGCGCCAAACGAAGTTCCTGCTATTTTGCAAAAAGGTGAAGAGGTCATCACTAAAAATGACCCTCGCCACAGAGATAACGTAAACTCCCAATCATCATCGGATACGCAGCAGTTGACCGTAATCAACACGTTCGACCCTGTTGAAGCGATGAGCATGGCTCTGGCTTCCAGCGGCGGTAGGAAAGTCCTTATCAAAGCAATGGGGCGCGAACAGCGTGCTGTTAAACGAATCGGGGGTTAATGGAAGGAATATAAATCAATGGCTGTTGAAATAGGAACGGCTTCCGATGCAAGGGATTTGTTGTCAAAGCTCGAAAAGTTTTTGACAACAAATCCCGATTTGGTTCGGGATAAGCAGGCATGGACTGCTGTTAGAGATAGTGGTGCTTGGGATAAGGTTGCCACTCTTGATGAGGTGAACCATTTTGACCGTGATCTCGTGGACGGATGGGCGTATCGAGTGCGGTTTATCGGTCATGGATTGGATGGTGAGGACACTATTGTCGTTCCAATGTCCCTGTACATCAACGAACTGTATAAAGTGTCGTCTTTATGTGCATGGTACGCATCGCCCAATGACGCTGATAAGGAGATTGCTAAACATTTTGCCAAACTAAATTTACTCATCCCGTTTACCGCTATACCTTTGAGACATGAGCAGATGCCTTATTGGTTCGTTGCAAACGGTCGCAGATTCATTATCGTGGTTAAAGTTCGCGAATACTATATGTCGATGTATTGCGGTTTCATGTTACAGTTCGGTACGGATTTAGAGAATCCGTACCCAATGTACCTCGGTGGTGGTCATAACAGTAGCTACGCCCGCATCACTGTCGACGAGGATGATGAAGAATACTTACGCACTATTGATTACAATTATGGCGGTTTCCATGACCCGATTGCCAACCCTGATAGCTACCGCCAAGGGAAGAGTTTTGGAGCTTTATCACGGAACAGCAGTTCGTGCTTTTGCAATACACCTGACGGTAATCTTGCAATGATGAATATGGAATATGAAGAATTGAAACCATGGATTCCGGGCCGTCCCTATCTTGGCGGATTTTTACTCCCGTATGCTTATACTTCCGATAGAGACGTAGCGTATGATAGAACCATTGATGGTAAATATCTGCTGTCCCCAATCGAAATTTTTGTAACCCCTGAGTTTGATAATATTGGCTCAACCGTCGGCTGGCTGCATGGTGCTTATTTTGTGAGCGGTAAGGAAAACACCGCTGAAAAAGAGTTGAATATAGGGAATGAGCGTTATCTATGCTTCCCGTCAATGAAAAACAAACTCAACGGATGGTTCGCTTTGCTAATGGAGTGATTTATGGCATATACAAAACATAGCGGTCAAATCGAAAACATGGATGACTTTTTAACGGCAATTAAAGACCATCTGCTGGGAAGCGGTATGTTTAGAGATCCAATAGACCTCGCGACACTACCCCAGACTAAGTGGCAGGAAAACTACACTGGTTTCTCCGTCAAACATCGCGACGGGAAACGGTTTAATTTCGGGAAAAGAATAGGCGACGCGTCATTCGTGGAAGACCAACTGACCGTATCAATCTCTCGTGATGGAAACCCGTCTCGATTTTTCCACGATGATTCAGACGTTTTAATGTTGCGTACATATCCAGCAACGTCTCGATGTGGTAAATACCTATTCCCTTTTGTGAATCTGTATGTTACATCGACAAAAAGTTTCGTTGCCTTTTCTGCCGAAGTTAGAAAAGGCGTATTCATCCACCTGATTGTCGGCAGACATTATGCTTACGACGGGGATGATGGTGAGATTGGCGGAGAGTTCGTATACACGACATTTATACCAAACGGGAATAATTTAAGAGAGGATACCGAATATATCAGGGGCTATGCCAGTGAGAGAAACAATCTCATGCGCAGTATGAGATACAACAAAGCGCGTACCGCCTTATACGATGGGATTCCGCTTAGATATTGGGATAGGGATGCCGCGCTACCTAGCAGGGTTATGTACTACGGGCTTGCTTGCCCGATTAATAACCCATTGCGCGACGAGCCAGTGGAGATGTTTGATATACAGCACCTCAATATCATGCGCGGTTCGTCTCGATACAACCACAGGAGTGTTATGAACCCTCATCACTTGAGGCTCTCGGTTGACCCAAGCAGTGAAACCCCCAACAGGGTCGGTTCGGCTCAAGCGCGTCATGTCCAAAAGGATGCCGAAGTATTTTACAATAACGAAATGTGTACCATGGCGATTGAGGATATTGAGCCTGCGACAATACTTGGTGATTGGATTGTTTTCCCCGTTGTCAGCAAAAGCCGAGACGGTATATTTAGATACCTGTGGAGTTCCAACATAGGCATAGCTTTTAAATTTAAATAGGATGTAATATGGCTCAAGCAGTGAACAACACGGCTGCGAAAGCAGTTATGATGCATACCGACATGGATTTATGGCATCATCGCATCATATCTGGTGCTGGTGAAAATCCCACTATGAATCTTGGTTTTATCACAAGTACCAAAACCGCCGAACTACCCGTATACAATTCGTATTTAATTGAACAGACGCTCGTCAAAATTGAATTGGTCGATTTGGACGGTATCTCGATAGCTTCTGCTATGGGTGTGCCGCCTATCAAACTACCCCCATTGCGAACCAAGAAGATTCAGTTAGATGTGTCGCCGTATGGTTCGACGAAAATCGACGGACGCGCTATTTTGCGCTTTGAAAACGGTCAGAGCATCACCATTAGAATAAAAGGGGTGCGCGGTCTGATTTGGAATATTGAACCGAACTGGGATGAACCTTTGCGCGAAAAATTTTCCTTTAAAACGAATGTGATAACCAGTTATAACAAGACCGAACAGCGGCGTGGTTTTATGACCCAGCCGAGACGCGCAGTATCGTACACAGCAACGCCCCACGGTGCGCTTTTGGCTGCCATGAGGAACGTCATGTATGCGACGCACGGTAGACCGATTTCCTGCCCTATCTGGTGGCAATCCGTGCGGCTTCGCGAGCCTTGCCTGAAAGGAAGCAATCGTCTGAAATGCCATGACTTGCGCGGCGTTGATACGATTCAAAAGGATTCGATTCTGGTGCTGTGGAATAACCCATTTGACTACGAACTTGCCCTCGTCGCCCGCATCGAGGATAACGACGTAATACTGCAAGACCTGCTGACAAGGACATTCACTGTAACGGCAATCTGTTATCCCACCGTCAATACCCGCCTCGACCCGACAGCCGAATTGACGAACAACTCGTCTTCACTGTCCCTCATGGAGGTGTCGGCAGATTTCATCAACCCATCCGAGAGCATTGGCGCGCTGAAGGATGCCGAAGCGGGTATTGAGAAGCTGAACGGCATCGAGGTTTTGACCAAACGCCCCAACTGGGCAGATGATATTGTCGAACACCACCAATCGGATATAACTGTAATCGACTACGGTTATGGCCTGAAGGAATGGTTCGGACGAGGCGTGCCCAGCATGGTATCGCGCGAATTGACGTTTGTGTCGAAAAGCAGGGAAGAAACAGCTTGGTGGCGCAGATTCATCCAGCGTAGAAAAGGTCAACTCAAATCGTTCTACGTTTCGACTGAAACCAAAGATCTTGTTGTCGCATCTGATATTAAATCGACAATCAACAATCAAATTCCCGTCCCAAAAGCAATCGTTGTGGAAGACCATCAAATTACCACCATGCTGCGAAACTTTGGCGATAGGAAGTTTTTGCGAATTAGAGCGGGTGGTAAATCGTATTTCTTCACCATCGAACGTATTGAAAAATACGGGGAGTTTGCGAGGATACATGTTTTGGAAGACATCGCGGTTTCCATTCCAAAAGATTCCATCACTTCGGCAAGTTTTGTGCAAAGAATGCGACTCGCATCAGATGACGTAGAGATTGAGCATGTAAGCTCAACGGTGGCGAAGATAAAATTAAACCTACAACAAGTAAAGGAAATTTAAAATGGCAGAGAATTACCATCGGTACGAGACCTCGGCGGAGAGCGGTAGCCCCGTCGAGTTATATGACATTGCTTTCACAGGCGGGGTTTGGACGTTCACCACCGACGTAGAGGATGTCGAGTTCGAGGGTAAAGTCTATAAGGCGGTGCCCATTAAACGTGGTGAGATTGAGGATGTAGGCGATTCGACAAAGGCGAGCCTAGAAATACGAACAGGGCGTAATACTTCGCTCGGCGATGTATTTAAAGCCACGCCGCCGAGCGAACCCGTAACGGTTACAATCAGACAGTATCACGCCGAGCTTGGGTTTATTGCGCCCGAATTGATGACTGTGGTAGTATGGAAGGGTCGTATTACCAATGTAGCATGGGAAAATGACGAAATTATCCTAATCGGTGAGAGCATCTTCTCATCGTTAATGCGTATCGGTGTGACCCGCAAATTCAGCCGCAGTTGCTCTCATGCCTTGTACGGAAAAAACTGTACTGTGCGAAAAGAGGACTTCGCAGTCACGGAAACGGCAGGGGCTGTGGTGGATACTGTTGTGTCGTTCAAAAGCGGCAAGCCCGATAATTGGTTTGCTGGGGGCTACATCTCATACACCAACGCCGTTAATGGGGTTACCGAACGACGGCATATTGTCGAGTCCACCAGCTCGACGTTAACACTGAGCATTCCCCCGCTGGGTCTCGTAGGCGGGACTACTTTGGTGACGGCATATGCTGGATGCGATCATGCGCATACAACGTGCAAGAACAAGTTCCAGAATATCATCAATTACGGCGGGCAACCATTCATTCCGATTGCAAACCCTTTCCAAAATTCAAACATTTACTAAAGGACTCTAAATGGCATTTCAATTCATTGCAGCCATGGTGATGATGGTTATCTCCGTGGCTATCAGTTATTACTCCGCAAAACGCTCGGGCGGCAAAAATCCTGCTCCAGACAATCCCGAGATACCGACGGCTAAGGAGGGTACGAACATTCCAGTGGTATTCGGTACAATGCTCATCAAGAACCCGCAGGTGATTGATTATTTCGACCCCAGAATAGAGGAAATTAAATCATGACTATTGTTAAAATAGACGACGTGTTGGCGTGCGAAACGTGCCACACGGGGGCTAAATACTTGGCAGACAAATACGGTGTCGATTGGTGGGATTTTTTAGAAAACGGTATTGACGCCGCCAAGCTCGAAGGCATTGATGACATCAATGTGAAAAATGCCATCGCCGCCGCCAAACAACGTGAAGCGAAAGAAGGTGCATAATGGGACGTAAAGCAGGTGCTCAATTTCTCGGTTATAAATTTTCATTGGGCATGGTGATGTCGATATGTCACGCCCCCATTGATTTTGTGACAGAGCTTATTTTTGGGGAAAAATCGGCGTGGTCTGGTCAAGAGAGCGACGCCACCATTACGATTGATAAAAAAGACCTCTTCGGGGGTAAGGACAAAGAAGGTGGTGTCGCTGGCGCAGTCAGCATCCATTCAGGAAGACCGACGCAGGAGGTGAACCCTTATGTAGCGGCTTTCAGAGGGGAAACATCCGCTCAACGCGGTTTACTCACGCTGGTGTTCGGTAATCAAGGCAGCGTTCCTGAAGATGACAACGCGGCTATTGATTGGGACAAAAGTACAATTAGTGAGGAGGTGTATCGAGGCATCCTTATATCCATGGCTAAGAGGGCTTATGGCGAGAACAATGGCTATAAATGGCAAACCATTGAAAGTGACACAAGCAATGTGGCAGTGAAGGTACTGAAAATAATCGCTGGAAAAGAAACTGGTGAAATAACAGACGATATGCTTAGTGCCTATTTGCAAGAAATCACATCTGGTAACAGACAGGGACATGAGTTTAAAGGTCGCAATGGTTTCGAATCAAATTGGAATCGGCCTGAAAATAATAAAGACCCGTTGAATACATATCGCCACTTGTATGGTACTAACAAAGCTATTGCCACGGGTATAACCAAGGTTATTTTCGTTGATACCCCTGCGACAGTCAACGAACACGGTCGTGCCGTCCCCAACGGGGCGCATAGCAGCAGATTTCCATTGCACGCATTTTTCGGGCAGAAGGTTCGTTCCGCATCACCGCAAGAATTACGAAAATTCTCGAACCCGTTCTACTGGGGAAACACCCCATACTTCAAGCCTGTATGGATTCGCGTACAAGCTATCCAGAGTGGATGGACGCATGGCTTATGGTATGGCGAGAAAGCCTCCATTGACGGAGGGGTCATTGAGATTAAAGAGGGCGAGCAAACCACCTCTCACAAGGTTTTTGACATGAACCCCGCACATATCATTTACAAAACACTTACCAATGATGATTGGGGCATGGGTTACCACCCGTCTGATTTGGACGACGCTAGTTTTAGAAAAGCTGCCGATAAGCTGTATGCTGAAGGTTTCGGTATGTCTATACTTTGGGACAGCGCGAAAACAATCGAAGATTTCAACGCCGAAATTCTCGATACGATTGACGGTGTGATCCGTGTCAATGTGATTACTGGTAAGTTCGAACTCATCCTGATTCGAAACGACTACAACGTTGATGAACTTCCTGTACTGGATGAAAACTCAATCGTCGAGATTGGCCGCTTCGAGCGGTCTGCGTGGGGTGATGGGGCTAACGAAATCGTGCTGACGTATAAAGACCGCAATGAATCTGATGTCGTCCTCGTTAAGCAGAACCTAGCCGCGATTGAAATTCAGCGCGGCATCATTTCCTCATCCCAAACATTTAAAGGCGTGCATACCAAACACGTCGCCGAGTTGATTGCCGAGCGCGAGTTGAAGTTAACCAGTAGCTCTATCGCCAAAATGTCGATAAAAATCAACCGATTGAATTATTTGTTGCAGAACGGGGACGTTTTCGTTTTGAAATGGAAGGCGTTGGGTATTGAGAAGATGGTATGTCGGGTGGCATCCATTGTCCGTGGCGAATTTGATGACGGCGTTATTGAAATTGAGGCGATGGAAGACGTATTCGGTTTGAGTAAATCCTCATACACGGCGACCGATAACAATGCCAACAGTGAGTTTTTGCCACAACTACCGCGCGCTGTGAAGCCTATCCAAAATCTCCGCGCTATCGAGGCATCGTACCACGACCTGCAAACAACCGTGCTTCCCGAGAATCTTAACAGCGTTATCCGACTCGTTGACGGAGGCTCTACATACATGCTTGCGATGGCGGAACAGCCTTCAGCGGCGACAGTGAATTACGATTTGTACGCGTCCAATGGCAGCGGCGGTAAGTTCCAAAAAGTAGCAGATGACGTTAGCTTCAATCCCACTTTCAGATTGCTGCATGATGTTGACGAGATGATTGGCTCTTTCGGCACATACGGTTTCAACTCCCCTCCGAGCGAAATAAGCGAGGATATGTATATCATCATCGGCGACGAGTGCATGGGTATTGAGGCAATCAGCCCGTCTGGTGTAATTAATGTCAAACGCGGCATTCTCGACACGCTGCCTCAATTCCATGCTATTGGCGATGTGGGTTATATTGTATCGGTCAACAATGCTGTCGACAGAAACAACTACGCCGTCGGCTCAACCCTGACGTACAAGACGGTATCGCAGGGGATTAGTAGCCAAACATCCCTTGATGATTCGCAAAGCGAAGCTCCCAAACTTATTGGTCGAGCAGCCCGTCCTGCGCCAGTCAACACTGTCAGAATCAACGACATGTTCTACCCAACACGGATTGACCGAAACAAGCCAGCAACGATAACGTGGCAAACACGAAACCGAAAACAAATGATTCCGAAAAATGTGTTTTGGAACAGTGGCTCAGTAACCCCCGAAGAAGGTCAAACAACAAACCTTCGTGTGTTCGACCCGACGGTTGAAGGCGACGCGGGTGTGATTTACGAGTTAAAAAATACTGAATTTACTCATGCGACAGTAGAACCAATTCCCAAACAAGCTGTATTGCGTTTGGACGATTTGGGGCTGGGCCCTGTATATCACTACGACCTGTCGAAGGAATCGAAGATCCCTGTTCAGGGGACCAATAAAAAACCGCTGGTCGTTCATAGTGACGATGTTGTAGCGGGGGCTATTGAAGGTACAAAAGTACCGTCTCTTGGTTTAAACAATTACATAGAGATTCCGTTTGATGATGCGCTCAACTCGAACACGTTAACAGTAATAGCCCGAGTGAAGCTCACAGCCAACAGTACCACGCCAATCTTCACAATAGGACGGATTGGCGATGATGTGAGAGAACCAATGACTCAGCGATTTGCTCTTGCTGTCGAGCGTGGTTTAATAAGCGTTTCGGTTGGAGGAGACTCGCCCGCATATTTGAATGGATACGCGCTCCCATCCAAACCATTTGACGGTGATTTTCACGACGTTGCGGTAACACTAGACCTGAACGAAGGTCGCATGGAAGCATTCCTCGACGGTGTGCGCCTTATTAATAAGGAAACCCCTCTCAGATTCCCATACAATCCGTCTGGGGCTGAGAATTTATTCAGCATTCGGAGTGCAAATACAATCGCTCGCAGTAGAACCGATGACTTTTTCGGCATCGGAGAAAATCAACTCGTATCAGATATTATCGGAGTATCGCCTAACACGAAATACTCGCTTTCCGCTGAAATAAATACTCAGAAGGATAACGGGGTGCTGTTCTATCAAATTTACGATGCAAATAAGCGACCTATCGGCGACGTGGTTAAACATACCTCATATGCATTGAATTCGAGCGGTTTGAAGGAATGCTCTGTGATATTCACAACGCCTGCGAACGCCAAGTTTATCCGAGTAGGGTCTAGTCATCTGAGAAATGGCTTGGGCCGTTTGATGTTCGCCCAATCGAATACTAAGCCAGAGTACAACCTCCAAGAAAGAGACCAATGGCTGTACGAATTACCACCTGAGTTTCCTGCATATCTGGGTGTTCGGCATACACTCAATTATGACTCTTACGCGAGCAGGGATTCAGTTATACACGACTTTGTGTTATACAACAGAGTCCTCAGTGCTGCCGAGATACGAAAGATTTCCAATCGGATCACCAGACGGGCATTCCCTACCGCAGTCGGGTTTGAGTTGGAGACGATGCGCGACAACTTGAAGTCTTGGCAAAAGTTCCGATGGATTGTTGAAACAGCGATATTCGAGGAAGACTAGAATGAAGCATCTAACCTGTGATATTATCATTCGGCTTAGATGCTTTTCATTAAGGAACGGATAAATGAAAACCATAAAACAATGGGTGGTTGTGCATTTTGCAACCGAAATAAAGCTATTCACGATACTTGTCATGTTCGCAACGGTATGTGTTATGTTGTATGACAAACACGTCAATGATGGTGCGATGCCAAACTTTTACCAAGTGAGTAGGCATGACTGGTGGTTCTGGTTGTCGGCTAATATCGCGGGAGTTGTCATAAACACTGCTCTGCTGTTAAATACCAAATGTATTAAATGCAGATTGGTTAGTGATTTAATGTTACAATTATCAGGGTTCTTGATTTTGTTGATGGGCTGGGCGTTCCTCGCAGGATACCCGCCGTTGAATGGGTTCATGATTACCTACCCTCTTTGGGGCATCCTGATAATTGTCGCGGGTCGCCGCATGGGAAAACGTAATCGCGAGCTACACCGATTACAGGGGTAAGGAATAATGTGGAACGAAATACTCAACTTAAATACAATAGTTGGTATGATAGCGGCGGCAATAGCCGTATTGATAGGGGTATCAATTAAAGAAGTCGGGTATCGAGTTTACATCTTGGTACTTATCACGTCGATACTGAGTACCGCTGCTGTGATCGAGACTTGGATGGTAGGCAGTACTGTTATGAAGTCCGCCACGGTTGGATGGGTCATCGGTTACATCGCAGATGACGTGCTTCTGACATTTAACGCCCTGCTGCCCGATTTCATTAAAGACTTGGTAGATACCATCACCGATGGTATTAGACGGAAACTTTGGAGATGGTTCGGTATTGACGAACATGAAAAAGACGATTACAATTAGATTCACCTAAATCTGGTATTTTCCTTTGTTTGAGTGGGTTAAAGCCCTACGGTTTTCGAATCGTAGGGCTTTATTTTATTTGTCACCAGCGGCGACGGCTTTTTCGATTTTCGACGCGAACATGCTTGAAACGGTGCATTTAATACGCGGGCAGTCTTTGCGGTCAACAATATCGCCAGTTTGCGGATTGATGCCTTTGCCGCCTTTGCGCATGGTGGCTTTCATGCGGCAAATATCGCCAATCAGCACGGTCTTACCAGTCAGCAAGGCTTGGTCCAAGGTTTTGACGAAATTGTTATACTGGGTGGTTGCCTCAGCTTTGCTCACATTGGCATTTGCCATCAGCATGGCTACGAAGGCTTCTTTATTTACGGTCTTCATGTAACTTATCCTTAATTGTGTTGTAAACATTAATGAGTGTGTCTTTCGACGCGGAACACTCATTATACTTGGTAATTGTGTCAAATTGCCACAAATAATTGGCTTTTGCGCTTAAATCGGCGATTTCTTCCAATGGGGCACACGGTGCGGCCAGATTACTTGGCAGGGGTGGAAGCGTCAGGTTGGATATAACGGCTTCGGATTTTGTCGTTGAGCAGGCTGATACCAGCATACTCATGGCAATTACCATTAACATACACCCCGGTACTAAGCAGTTTTGCGACTTCATTTCGCTGTATCCTTTCTTCGTTAATAGATTGCATGATGTAGGCGTTGTGCTTATCGAATTCCGCACCCAAGCTCTCAGAGAGGCTCTCAGAGAGCTTTTTGGTATCAGACAATACCTTCGCATAGGCATCGGTCTCACCGCTCGTATACGCAGCGTCTACAAGCCTTGCTACGCGGTATCGCTCAAAGGCGAATAGCACAACCGCTACCGCCAATACAACAATGAGCTTTACCAATGGGGTAACGTCGGCTTTAATCATCTCATCGCCTCCGCCAATTTAACGTGATAGCGGTTCTTCTCGTAACCAGCTCCGTTATACGCGCGAGCAAATGCACGGCATTTTTCAGGGTCGGTTGAGAGTTGGTTGTAGGCGGGCAGAATCTTGGCAACGTTCAGGATGTAGGACACCAGTAATTCATACTGTGCCATTTCGCTACGACTACACGCGTGCAACATCTCAATTGGATGGTTGTAGCCGCATTGTGCATAGTATTCACCCATCACTTGAAACTTACCGATGGACACGCTCATCAATGCCGCCAACGGCTCTTTACCAATTGCCAGCGAGAGTTTCTCCCAGCTATCGTTAATGCCGTTGCGGTTCGCATCCATGGTGTAGTCGCCCGCCGTCGGGTTGGCGAACCAAGCCACTACGCGATTGGCGGCTTTGCGAACGTGTTTCCAGAACTTATGGCGTTCGTAGAGGATTTTCGGCAGGCCGCTTTCAAACCAACCACTACCCGCGCTCTCAACCTTGGCGATTGCCTTGATGCGCTTATCGCTCACATCACCGAGGCGGCGAACCAATGAGTTCAACTCCTCTTCGGTGATGGCTTTCGCGTTACGGCAGGTCATAGCAGAGATGAACTCGGCGCGTGAAGACGTACCCCATACGCCGTCGACCTCAAGGTTAGTGCCGCAGTTTACGTTCAACCATGCCTGAATCCATGCCACGTCGACATCACGAGCCGAAGCACGCTCAGATTCCGTCAGCGTTGGTGTTCTGTAAGTATTCATATTGATTATCCTTTTACAAAAAAAAGAACCATCAGTTTACTGCTAAACCGATGGTTTATCAATTACAGAAGGATTGAGCATTGGTTATTTGAATTCACGGTGAATACCTTTCTCTTTATCACGCACACGCTGTCTGCGCTTCATTTCCATATTGTAGGCGCGCTGGCAAGTGCGGCATCGGTAGAGAAACTCAATACCCGTTCGATACTCATCGTTCCTTCGAGATGGGAAATGCTCTTTATCGAGCGGGTATTCGACACCACAATTTTTGCAGGTACGCATTTTAGTCATTGCGGTATTCCTTCTTCACAACAGCATTACCATGTTCGTCAAAGATGATGAATGCTAATTTCGCCTGCGGGTTTTCGCGTTGCAACTTACCACATTCACGGCGCGCCGTCTTTTCGATTTCAGGCAAACCTTTGTGATTTGCTACGGGCGTTGTGCGAGTTTCAACATATGCCTGCGCGTTGTTGTCATATTCCATAAAACAGATTTTACGTTTCATTTTGAATTTTCCTTTTGTTTATCAAGTAATTCCAATACAAGGGTGATTGCTTCGTTGATGCGCTTACTTGCCGCTAAATCCAAACTCTTAACCACATCATATAACAAAAGCAATAGCAGTTCGGGAATAACCTGTTCAATATCTGTAACAATATCTTCGCCAGCGTAAACGCTATTAATCAGCATTAATCTCATAGGTGTTGTTTCAATGAGTCCGTTCTCCATGCTGAAGTAATACAACTTGTTTTTACTATTCACATCAAGGTCAAGTTTCTGCAACTGTCCAATACCGAGCCGAAGACGTTCATTATTCACTGTGAAACGGTCGACAAACTCGTCAATATTATCCTCGGTACACCCAAGAAGGTTTTCTGCAATGATTACAGAGGTTGCATTGAGTGCCAGTAAATCGCGGCATAATTTAACATTATCTTCTGCGAGATTCATTAATGAGGTTTTGAGTTCTTCCTCAAAGTTTTCATAGTCGTCCATAATTTAATACTCTTTAGCTACGTTAAAATCTTTCGCTTCGCATACACGTGACTCATCATCAATATAGCGAACACGACCACCTTTGGTATTGTTGTAACGTTCACCAAACACAAGCAGTTTAACCTTGCCTGACTTGGTATAACCGAGATGATTGCAATACATCAAATAATGAATCTTTGACTTGCGATTCAGTGAATGCTTGCATCTGAGGAGATGTTTGCCGTCCCAATAAGCAGGCTGTTCTTTACAGATTCTCATGGATTATCGCCTACCTTTCATCCGCATCTTCAATCATGTATTCAAATACATACGCAATGGATTCTGCTATTTTGCGAATGCCTTCAGGGTTTTGATCTTCGATATGCACGTTGAGCAGTGGTTTCAACAGTTTCGGCACAATTTCTTCAACGTCAAACACGAGCATTTCCCTGTTATAAGTAGAATCGTCGGCAACTAATTCTTCAATCGTACCCCACGAAACACCTTCTTCTTCGCTGAAGTAATAAAGGCTTTTGTTATACGGCAAATCAACGTCATTATCATACAGACAATTCAACACAGCACGGACGCGTTTATAGCGGTCTTGTTTGTTGATCACATCCTCTTCAACATCGTTTATTGATGCCGTACTCAGAATATTGTGAATCAAAGTAGCTGGTGCTTTCATGCTCAACATTTTCTCGGTCAAGCACGATAACTCAATATTTGCTTTAAGCAGCATCTCGCGCAGTTCTTCGTCGGTATGTTTAGTCATTTTCAATTCCTTCGTTTGTTGTTAGTTGGTGAGTGAATAATATCAACGCTTATAAGTATTGTCAAGAAATTAAAAAGCACTTAGCTGTGTTTTACGGCTAAGTGCTTCATTTAGTAGAGTATTAAATTACTGACGGATTTTCTTGTCAGTAACAACCACGGGTTCACGCACAACGACGGTTTCTTTGACAATCACCTGCTGAGGAGCGGCAACGGCTTTCGGTTTTGCGCCGAAGAAGTATGCGGCACTCAGACCCACGCCGATATTTTTGCGGGTATCGGCAGACACACCGCCTTTGAAACCCCACTTACCGTTTTCGGTAATATGGGACGCGCCAATGGCAACCGCAGCTTCGTTCTTGAACGTACCTGCGCCGACGGTGATCGCGCTCTGACCTGCTTCGTAGGGCTGCATCATGGTGCCGATTGCGATTGCGCCAGCCACACCAGCATTGCTATTGCGTCGGTCTTTATCAATGGTATCGCGGAGTACGTTGAAGTAACCACTCGCCCATTTCTGGGTATCCAAGATTTGCCCATACAAATCGTATGTGCCTTGCCGCAGCTCCTGAATGGCATCATCCTGCACATCTTGCCAAAAGGCTTGTTGCCGCAATGTCTGACGAACATTGACGAGTTGTTCTTGATGGGAATTCAACATTTTGCCATGTGCCGCAATGCGTGCGTCCTGCGCGTCATTCACCTTCGAATTGGTGCTTACTTGAGACGCGACGGCGTGCAACTGAGAGCCATTCACTGCGTCGGTGGACGTTTCGGTTACATTGCCAGCAGCAACGTTCTGCAACTGGCGTTCGAAGCCTTCAGAGCCGATTGATACCACGGACGATGGACGGTTGCCTGCGAACTTACCATAAGTCATGCCGTTGACGGTGGCAGAGGATACGCCGTTGAAATCACTGGTCGTTGAGCCGAAACCAAGTGCGACACCACCATAATGTTTAGTCTTGGCGTTAGTACCGACGGCGGTGCTGAATCGGGCTTCTGTCGTCGCCCCGCTGCCAACTGCCGTTGATTGGTCACCACGGGCAACGGATGACTGACCGATGGCGGTAGATTGACCACCGATTGCGTTTGCGTGCAGACCCAGTGCGGACGAGCTGTTGCCTTTCGTCGTGGCGTGTGCGCCCACAGCGGTAGATGCTGAGCCTTCCGCCAGTGTACCTTTGCCCACAGCCGTCGTGGAGTAGCCCTTAGCCCATGCTTCGCTGCCGAACGCCTGAGAGCTTACGCCGCTTGCCTTGGCATGTGCGCCGTATGCGCTTGAGAGGTTTGCATCGGCATGAGAATGCATACCGACGGCAGTAGCACCCGCGCCTCCCGCCGTGGCGTAATTGCCGTTAACAATCGCGCTACGACCCACTTCAGCCATGGTTAATTGAGATGACGCTACCAATGTAACGCACAGGGCAATCAGAGTTTTTTTCATAGTAGTACCTTTCTTTGATAAGTTAAATATCGTCTTCCATCCGATGCGTGAACCGCATTTGGATTTGACGTTCTGTTCGGCGAGCAATCACCGATTTCGGAAGCGGTTTCTCGTAAGATGCGCTTCCATGTAAAAAAAGTTTCGCCTGTCGAGACTGTCGCGAAATGCTTTAATGTCATCCCGCGACAAACGTTTCATTGTTGCAGCCATATTAATCCTGTTCAGCCAAGTATTGAGTAACATCGGTAATATAGCTGATTTGTCGAATGCAGTCTTCATAAGCGTTATGTGTTGCGATAGACACTGATTGCTGCAAGCGTGGGAATATCTCGGCGATAGTTCGAAGCGAACGACAATCACGCACTTCCCAGAAATTAATCAGTGTGTCCATCGGAGATATAAGACGTTTGTACGCGTTGTTTAAAATGTCAACGTCAAATGTACCAGTGTTCCATACGAGCAGACCGCCGTTATTACGAGCATTATCAAACAAGGTTTTCATGCGCCACAGAGTATCCATTAGTGAGTGTTTCTCGGCAGGATTCAGCAACTTGGCAAGATAGCCGCGATTGGTTTGGTACCACCAAGCAAGTGTGTCAGTGCTAGTGTGAGAACGCGGTTGCTCATCCAACCCATGTCGAAAATGGAAACTCCGATTGTCATACACGTCACCAGATACAGGATTAAAACAAACCAAAGCTGTTTCAAGGATATGTGCATTCGATTCTGACGACAGTAATTCCAAGTCAACCATAAAGTGATGTTTTGTAAGGATAGCTTTCATTTTAATTTCCTTGTTTGAGTTTAGATTTGCATATTTCCAACATGGCGATTAAGGTATCAAGTTCGGATTCACATAACTCAGCAAAAGCATAGTTCGTATCCGTACCGTAGCCAGTGTCAGGGTCACAAACATCCTCACGTTCATGCTCTATGCCGACAGTTATTGATCCTGAATCAGAATCAGATTCAACGCGCAAAACACTATTATGTTTCGCCCTATCGCTGTATTTATTCTCACCATTCCAAAAGGTGACGTGGATTTCGCTCGAATATTTCATATCAAATACCTACATCAAATTCTTTGAACTTTTCCCTAAACTCACGCATAGGGCGCACATAGATGATACCTGTTGCTTCCGAGCGGTAAACTGCCATTTCGCAACCAGACTCCTCGGAAATGGCTACCATCAAGAGACGATAGAGACCGCCTTTAAAATGCTCGTAAAGCGGATGCTTCTGTTTGTTCTTACCGAACAACGGCGTGCTTTTGATTTTGCATTTCGCAGGGATGCGCAGGCATCCTTTAAGAGCTTTCATAAAACCATTACTCATGGGATTCCTCCATCATTTCTTTGAGTTTTCGCTTGACTTCAGCTATTAAAGCACGAGCTTTAAAACCGTCATCACCACCGTTATAATGTTCGCATTTATGAATAGAATCAGTGGCCTGATTCAACAATTCCGCAATCTCATTATAAGATTTCTTATTCATTTTCAGCTCCTGTAACCTTAAACTTCGCCCAATTTCTTTTTCAGACGACCAATCTTTTTATAGTTCAAAAGTTGACGCAACGTGAAGAAGAGATCGAAATCAACTTCCAATTCACTGCCGATTACGTCTGCCACGACGACACCGAAAACATCAACAACGTCAGCACCTACTGGTGCGCCTTGAATTGATATATGGTGGCTTCGGATAACAAGCACACGCCCTGTATTCATGTTTTGCCATAATTCGCCTTTCTCTGGGAAAGTGGCGTGGGCGAGGGATTCCATTTGTTCCAATGGGTCGCTGTACTGCATAGCCTCCTCGATGTCCGAGTGACTTGGCTTTTTGTTAAACACATGATAGGTCATAATCTTTTCCTTCAGTCGTTGTTAAGTGGTGAGTGAATATTATACCCCTGTATAAGTATTGTCAAGAAATTAAAAAGCACTTAGCTGTGTTTTACGGCTAAGTGCTTCATTCAACAGAGTATTAAGTTACAAATTATTTATTGTAAGAACCCTGTTTCGCTGAATAATGGTATTCGCCGACACGTTGTTGTCCAACCATCCACCGCGAACCTGATTAATCAGAGCTTGAGTATAGATGTCATTGTCTGTGAACGTGATTTGTGCCGCAGGATTACCAACGTAGAAGCGTGAGGTGGGTCGTCCGAAGTCGGCGGGCAAGTGTAGCTGATTACGACGGAAGAACAGTTTATCGGCGGCTTTAAACGACGTTGCCTTGGTTACGGTATTTTTCGATGTAACCCTAGTCACGTTATCGTCAATGATAACGCTATGGTCGTTGGCAGAATTGGTGTTCTCTTCGACATAGAACGGTACATTGTCGCAGTATTCGCATTCGAAGACGTTATCAGTGACGGTGAAATCACCCAGACCGTATTTCACGACAGGGGCTTTGGCAAACGCCGCAAGGAAGGTTGACATGCGACCATTCCCCGTCATGCGGTTACGTCGTATCTTAACATTCGGTTTCGCTTCTTGGTCATTGTTACGATACTCGATGCAATAATATGCGCCGCGCGGAATCGTATCGATTTTGTGCATACCTTCAAGGGTGTTATCCTCAATAATGATTTCAGGATGAACCTGAGTAACCCATTGCTGCCAAGCCTGCTGTTTAATCTCAACACGAATGCCGTTTTCACGGTAGTAGTCTTGATTTAAGTCAAGTTGCGCGCCCTCGGGGACGTTCTCATCGCGTTCCAACACAAAGTTGCCGTCGAAATGAATCGCATTACGGACGAATTTAACAAGTGCCACGGGGTATTGCCGATTCTCATAGGCAAACCCATGCAAGCGGTTGTCGAGGATGTTGTTCTCCTCCGCAATAAAGTCCAAGGCATCGTGGGAATCGAGGCCTTTCCGATAGTTGCGCTCGAGCTTGTTGCCTTTAATCAGGCTACCCAAGCCGAAGTTGAGCGAACCAGACAGAGCCGTAATACCATAGCCCGTACCGCCGTTGGCTTCATGTCCGTTGTGATGGCAGTAGTTATCCAATGCTTGAAAGTCTTTTTGCCAAGCATACGCGATACCAGCTACTCGGTTATGGTGAGCGACACATTCGATTGCTCGGTTACCGCTCGCCTTAATCGTCGATTCGCGCAACTGGTCGAGGGTAATCTTACCCTGTTTAAACTGCTCGCCGAGCGCAATAACTTCGCCGTTATGTGAGGTGAAGAAAATACCGATGCGGTTAGCACCTTTCGATTCAACGCGCTGAACCAGACCGTTCGTGGTGTCAACCATCATAATATTCATGACCGAACCGTGATAGGTCTTGCCTTTCCAGTAGAACGTACCTTTGTACTCGATGGTGAAGTCTTCGAGCAGGATGTCGGGTAAATCTTCGACAATCAAGCCGCACCAAGTGCGGGCATCCGTTCTATTTGATTCAGAATCCCAGCTTTCGGGCTGCTCCCAACTAAAAACGATGTTGGTTTTACCCTTACCAGCACCCTTAATACCCCGAATACCCGCGTGGCGCGCGTCTATACGGATTTGTTCGCTCAGGGTATAAGTGCCTTCACCAAATTCAATGAATGCCTTTGTTGCGGCAGCGCATTCGATTGCCGTCTTAATCGCTTGGCTGTCGCTCAGACCAAGTGATTTAAGCAGGTCAACTTTCACATATCCAATATCACAAGACATTGATTACTCCGTAGTTAATGAAAAAAAAACAACCCATAGTTTACACTATGGGTCGGGTGGGCATCAAATACTGGTCTAGGCCGTGTACACCTGCAACATACAAAACAGGTCTTCATTAGGTACGCCGTATTTCTCCGATGCCGCATTTATGTCGGCAATAGTCGCGGCAATCATCAACGTCAGTGCCTCATTGGTGAAGTTTCGTACCTTCTCCGACAGACCAGTTGATTTGCGGATTTTTTCAATACCAATAAGATGGCTCTGAAGTTTGGTAGCATCGTTGAGCAGCGTCTGGACTTGCTTAATGTGCGTATTGGGGATAACCAAGACGGTCTGGCCATCCTTCGGGTTAGAGCCGATTCGCAGGGTCACGGAATCTTCGCTGACCACGGCATGATATTGACCGTGGGATAACGTTTTTGCTTCATTACAGCTCATTATTTGACTCCTGTGCTACCGAAACCACCCGCACCGCGTTGGGTATCCGACAGTTCATCGGTTTCTTCGAAAGATACCTGTTCGACAGGGATAATCATCGCCTGCGCGATACGCTCGCCCACTGCTGGCATACCGTGGATACTGGTGTCGCGTTTGGTGAGTTTAACCATCACCTCACCGCGATAATCCGCGTCGACGACACCAGTGCTGTTTGCCAATGTAATGCCGTGCTTGAAACCATGTCCGCTTCGGCTGTAAATCATCATCACATGACCTTCAGGCACTTCAAACTGCAAACCTGTACCATAGGTCACAGTGCGTTCTCCGTTGTCGTCAGTCGTGTCGATAATGCTAGCCGCGTACAGGTCGAAGCAAGCCGCACCTGCGCTACCGTATACAGGCGTCTTCGCTTCGGGGTGAATCTTCTTGATCTTAACGTTCATTGTCTTCTCCATATAAACCCGTCTGGGGTTGTTTTAAAAATCTTTCGACTAAAGCCATGCCGATTTTAGTCTTAACGTAGCGAGCGCACAACTCTTTGAAATAAGCACGCTGCATACGGAACTCGCCTGTGATCGGTGCAAAAATAACACCATCTTCGCCCAGCTTATCGAGTTTCACGCGCTCACCAAAACTGAGGCAATAAAGGTCAACTGTACCGCGTTCAAGGAATGTGAGTAACAGATACTCCTCAAATTCCATTTGGCGTTTGCTGGTGTCATTGACAACGCCAAACAGTTCGTCGTTAAATTGTCGGCGGGCACAGTCGTTTTCTTTAGTGGATTCCATCCCAACCTCCCGTGTCTTCCAAGAGTGTACGATACGGCTGCCAGTTACGGAAGTTGCGATTTTCGTTTCGGTATGCTTCTACGCTATTAAACTTGGCCTGATGGTCGAACGGCGACATATGACCCGCTTCAATCAAACGCTCGGCGAGTTTGAAATCTTCCTCAACGGATGGTTTTTGTTTGTTGTGATTCAAATAGGACACACGGGCGCAACGGGCGGCCGAGATTTTCGCTTTCTGCGAATACGTCCATCTGGTGTTGTCGAGTTCGTCTTCGCGCAGATAGGGGAGATGGAATACACGTTGTTCGGGATCGGATTCCACCATTGCCTTATGAATTGCTTTGGCAAGAGCTTGAATTTCAGGCTGGGCATCATCGGCAAGGCGCAGGTTGAAGAAGTTGTCCCACTCGGTTGCAGTGATGATGGTTTCCGCCCACATAAACGGCTCAAGAATGCGGTTTACTACTTGCTTATGAACACCAATATCAGCAAGTTCTTGGGCAATATTAGCGGCGGTATTGGTGGCTTCCAACCATACCGTTTTGGCTGCGGTAATGCGAGCTTTGTCCATTTCATTCTCAGCCACCATGCCCGCTTGGTTCTGACCCCAATGCACGGGAATAACAGGGTTGTTGCGAACCATATCAATCAGCTTCGCAGTCGGCACAGCACGGCTTGATGCAGTGCTTCGGCTGAATACGCGGTGGGTGTTCAGTTGTGGTAGGATAAAGCGAGGATATTTAACCTGAACAGACGTGATACGAATACCACCCATAATACTATCGGCAATTACTTGGCATTCAATCATTTTTTGGATTCCTTTTCTTTAGTGATTACGCGTTCATAAAAGAGATATGAATGTATGATAAGACACGCCAGCATAAAGCAGAGTGATACGAGGTACACAATAATATCGCTGACATTTCTTGCGTTGGTGAATTTGTCGAGCAGTTGCGCGTCGACATAGAAGATAATCAAAAATACCAAAATATTTTTGATTGTATATAGAGCATTTACTTTCATTTTATTTTACCTTTCGTTCGCCTAGTTAAAATGACCAATAATATCCCTAATCAAATCGGCGGGAATCGCTGACCGAAGAATTTCCCTGTTGCTCTTAATCTGTTTCATCCTGAAAGTCACCCTATTCGCGGTTTTCAGGCTCATTTGCACATTTGACGCGAACCCAGTTCTTTTGAGCGGAAATTCATCGCTATATGCCGAATAGCAGGCTTTATTCTTTATGAAGTTCAACCCGTTGCGCGTCATTCTTTCAAACAACATGGATGACTGCGGATTTTCAATGACAAACGGGATTCCTAAAACTTTCACAAGCTCGCAAACAAACAACGCCGTTAAATCCCCGTTAAATCCCCGTTAATCCCCTTGTTTCGGTATCTCGAATAGGCTTCATACAGTTCGGGCGCGTTTCGTTTAACCAACTTGCTTACCGATGGGAATTTAAGTTGCTTCCAATTTTCAAACGTCCGAAGTTGCAGCGTTTCTTTATTTCGATAGGCGTTTCCATCAGAAACCGCCGTCGCAAAGCTCCAAGATTCGCACGGCGGGCTTGCCATCAGTAAGTCGAACGGTTCTTTTTTGTGCATATCGACAAGTTTATTAATGTTTTTCATGTCCGACAAATCCATAACAATGTCGGCGTTGCCAATTCCCACCGACACAACCTCATGGTCAGGCAGTGCCTTTTTCACACTGCCGTTCCCGTCATCGAATAAAGCCAAAATTCGCATTTTATTTTACCTTTCGGATGATGAGTTTTGAGAATTTGTCGTCAATTTCGACAAAGCCAACGACGTATTCGGGACGATAATAATCACTTACCATCAACCCGATAACTTCATCGCTATCAGTTTCAATATTGATACCGACGTCAGCAGAGTTAACGAAATTGTATATTCTCGACAGTTCGTTTACTTTGTCGTGAGCATCTTCAGTCAGGAATACCGCTTTGTTCAGCATAAAAGCCATATCGAATTCGTCCATTTAATCACCTTTTCCTAATACCATAATTACTTTTGCCAAGAGTTGGTAAGGAGATGATGCTGTTGTTACAAGCAAATTGGGATTCTTACCGCTGTATTTGCGAAATACCCCTTTGACCATATTAGAGACAAACTTTCTATCAGCAGTAGGATCTTTCATAAAACACTCAATCGAAACCATAAGACGTGGGTTTCGATATTTGTCTTCTCTGACATAATGTATAGCCTTCCAATTCAAAACTCGAATCAGTTGCTCTTTGTCCTCGCTGTCGGGCATATCATCGAGTATGTCGCGAAGTGCATGTGCTGTTTTAGAGGGTAGGCCTGCATCGCAATAATGCTCAATGGCATGCGGAAGCTGGTAGCCAAACCAGTCAAACAACCGTTTAGCTTCCTTATTGTACGCCATAATCCTTTCCTTCGTTAACTGTTGAGTGATGAGTGAATAATATCAACGCTTATAAGTATTGTCAAGAAATTAAAAAGCATTTAGCTGTATTTTACGGCTAAGTGCTTCATTTAGCAGAGTATTAAATATTACCGAAGTCGACATGTTTTTGCAGTTTTCGCTCCAAGTCGTCAATGCTTTGTGTGTTGTAGACAATCAGATATTTATGCCACTTTCCGCCGCTGATTTTAACTGTTCCAGACTGACCGTCGTCATTATCGTCAATAATTAGTTCCGCGAACTCCTCGCTCGAATGTGCATTTACCGAAGGAACATCGCGATGGATACCAATCAGCAGGTCGCAGATAGCGGCTTCATTCTCAAATCGAACGTCAGGGATAATAACGTTTTCGTATGAGTTCTGCATAAGACGAACGAAGAATTCATCCATACAGGATCGGAAATATTCCGTTCCGAGCAGTTGCATGAATTTGCGTGGCGAGAGTTCTCGGTAAAACTTGCCAGTAACAGGGTCTTTGAAAACTGACCAAATTTGATTGTAGAAAATCTGGTCATTTTCTTTGATGATGAACTGAACTTCTTCAGTTTCCAAAAACGGAATCAACCAATCATCATGAAATTTAGCAAAACCTTCATGCCCAAACGGAAGAGGCATTTCCTTCTTATCACGCTCTAAACAATCATCGCCGAAGACAAACTTAGCAGCCTCATGTAAAGGTCGCGCAAAGGATGCGATGGGCATGTTTTTGAGTTTGCTTAAAATTTGAGCAGCGGTGTCTTTACCCACACCTGCTTTACCAACTAATCCAATAATCATGATATTTTCCTTATTCAAGATAAACCGCTCGGTTTAACCAAGCGGCTGTTTTGAGATTTAGATTTTACAAGCACCGCCCGCACAACCTTCATCCTCATCCTTGTCGGGGTTGAAGCCGCCCTCAACGACCACGCCTTCGACGGCATCGAGTGCGTCGAGGTTGTCCATATCGAACGTATCGTCGTTTTGCTCAGACATTACAAGTCCTCCAATTCGTCGGTTGAAACATTCCCTTCGCGTGTGATGACCACTGGTTCTTCCTCTGAGAGAAGACCCTCATCGTTTACGAAGTTCTTGGCTGCATTATACGCCAGCCATGCAATTAATGGGGCTTGCTCGAATTGATGCTCAACGTCAAAGCTGGTTGTGTACCGCATGGCAGCTTGATAGTCGGCGTGTTCGGTCACAACGTCATCCGTTTCGTCATACATCCATAACACCTGTTTCACGCCTTGCCACACGTTGATTTGAGGCATCTCAAAATTGGCGAAGTGTGTCGGTTTGGGAGGTTCAGCGAAAGAACTCCGATATTCCGAACCAGCGTCGCTCATCCACGCAAAGGCAGAGACCAGTCCGATTTGATACTGGTGTTCGGCGGGTATAAAGTTTGGTTCGTCTTCTTTATGAACAACGAATACCTTCTGCGCTTTGCTGTCCCAGAAGAACGCAACGTCATCTAGTTCGAAACCGAACCATTTCTCAATCCGACGCCGCCATGAATCGGAATTGCTTTTGGACGCGACAGGATCTGCCTTGAGGCGCGGCTCATCCTTGATTGAGTTCTTGATGTCGTGCAACGAATAAATGCGTACACCTTTGCCGCCGTACACGCTGTCCGCGTTGGTATAGAACGCAACGTTCATGCCAGTGATCAGAGCTGAGTTCAGCGCGCTAGTGTGTTCCAACGGGAAATCGGGAATAAATACACTTTCGCCTTTGCCCAGTCGTTGCTCATAAAGCTGTTGGGTAATCTCGGCGATGGCTGACGTTGTTAACGGATATGCAACGCCACTGTCGTATGGTAATTGCATTGACATCTTATTCACCTTTCTTGGCATCTTTGAGTTTTTCAACGATATGCATACATAAGTTAGTAACAAGAATTCGTGTAGCCCGCTTATCTTCGATCGTTCGGTCCGTTGACGAAGATGTATCAGACGGGTTGAGCTTAATCTGGGACACGACACCTTTATGATTAATCACACACGAGCCATCCTCGTTAATATTGAACATTGCAGCACGAACCATAATGTCGGGATTGGCACCAACTTTGTTTCTGGCCTCAAACAAATCGTGGTCATCCATATACTTGGTGCGAATGCCGTTTTGACGATTTTCATATTCAACCATACCGAACACATCGCCTCCATCGCTGTCAATAAGGCAGTCTGTCAACCACGCAGCCATGTGGGTTGTATCAAAAGGCGTAACGCTGAAGTCGCTCATGGTTAACAACAAGTAGGAGGTTACTTGATCTGCGATTTTTTGAGAAGATGTGCCAACCAGAACACAGTTGTCGTTATTCAGAAACATTACTGGTACGGTTGTCGTTTTGATTGGCGCAGTCGGCAAATGTTCAACCAGATAGTCTTCTTTCCAATCTTGTCGCAATTTTCGTGGAGCACGCTCATTGCCTGTATCGTTACAGTATTCTTTTTCCTTAGACACAACGTAATCGCGAATAGAGCTTGAAGGAATCACGCGCTCGCGAATAACCACGGTCAATTCTGGCGTACCATACTTTTCACCGAACACAACTAAGCCATCCTCAACCTCATCAGGATACAGGCATGGATGTGGTGCAATATAAGTTATGCTGCCAGACAGACTTTGAGGGTCAACGGGTTTCGGATTAGCCTTGATACCCGCGAACTCGACTTCGCCTGTCAGTTTGTAGGGGATAAACGCTTTCATGGCCTACTCCTTAAAGATTAATTGTTACGGATTGCACACGTTGCCAAACAGTCTTGTCGAAGAACGGTTGGAAGCAGGTTTGGAACGTACCTACATAGAGGGGATACCGACCGATTTCAAATTCAACCGTGGCTTCTTTGACAATCGTGCCGCACGTTGGATTGATTGCCAACACGATAACGCCAGTCACTTTGTTTTCAAACAAAGCGGGGTACTTATCGACAATTATATCTTTTTTGACCTCATCCTTTTCGGCATTTGCCTCAAAGCTTCGAATTGCCTGCTTACCGCTTTCAGTGATGCCGTAAAGTGCGTTTATGCCTAAATCTTCGACGAGTTCGATATAACGGCGACCAAGTAACCGTGCGATGTGCGCAAATTGGGCTTCCGACAAAAGTGCGCCAACTTTCAAGCATTGGTCGGGACTTTGTCCAATCGCCCTAAGCAATTCGTAATCTTCTTTATTGATATTCATTTAATTCTCCTAATTGATTAAGGGGTTTGAGGATAATACGCTGAATTCCTACTAATTCGAGCGTTGTTTTACAGTGGTAGCATACTTCTTTTGCCCCATATACTTCCATCCAACTGTTTTCAAAATCGGGTTCGGCGACGAGCGTCTTGTATTTAAGAAGGGCTGCCAGTTCTGCATGGGATGGCTGCTGACATTGCTCAACACACTTTTCATAACCTTGATTAATGCTTTGCCCTTTGCGTGGACAGATGTGTTGCGCTGGTTGCTTCTTGATACCGTTTGTACCGAGGAATATACCGTGAGGCGTGTGCAGAGCTGCGATGATTGTTTTGTCATAACAGAGATGTACACCGTCTTTGGCATGAATATCCTGCATCACTTCAAAGGTTCGCCTTTTGAAGTAGTCGTTTCTTTCTTGGATACGGGCTTCCTTTTTGGCAGTTGGCATACATAAAGGTTTTGCAACGAGTGCGTCAATCAAATCAGTGTTGTCTGAGCATAACGATTCGCCCGATTTATTTTGCGGTTTGCCTACCGTTTTAGCGTACCCATCGCGTTGCGTTTCGCCCGATTTATTTTGCGGTTTGCCTAGCAAGAACGCATCATATTCGGCGATATAAGTTCGATACTGGGCGGCGCGGTGAATTTGTTCGGCAAATTCTTGAGGGTTCACCAAAATATCGACGGGCAATTCCGCCAATATCTTTTCAACACTTGCGCCCTGCTGTGCCATCCCAACCAGATGTTCATATATAGGCCGCCCCATGACGCTAATATTGTGCTTTTTGCGCAGCAATAAACCAAGTTCGGTAGCGTTGTGCGTCAGCGTTTCGGCAATCTGTTTATTCATTACCCCCGCCTTTCCATTCGATAGCAGTTACCACGCAGAATACAACGAATGTTTTTCGATTCTCATCGAAAATGTCATACACGGAGACGGTGAAGTCGCGCTTGTATGCTTCGCTGCGCATCTGCTTAAAGTAATTTGCGACCTGCGAGCGCATCGAATTTTTCAACTTTTTCAGCTTATCCTCCGTCGCTTCATCGACGTGCAGGAATCGCGTTGACGTGTAGGTTTGACCTACCTGCAACCGCCACAATTCCCACTCGACTGTCCCAAGCTTAGGGGTCTTATAAACAACCTTTTTTGTTGCATAGCTCCCGCGCTTTGTACCTTTCTTCACACCACGGGTTTCAATTTTCTGTTCCATGTTCAATCCTTTTGTTTCTAAGAAGTGTGACCATTATTGTCGGCGCGGGTATCGTTGTCAAGTTTTAAATCGCAGTCATCGTAAATATCATTGTTTTAGTTCAAAATTTGTTTGTTTTAAAGTCGATTAAGTCGGAATAAATTGCTTCGCATTTATAATTTTATATCGGGAGTGAGCCTGTCTAGGGGTGAAAATTTTATATCGGGAGCGAGCCTGTCTAGGAGTGAAAATTTTATATCGGGGATGAGCCTGTCTAGGGGCTGATTTGCTGGTGTATTTGTTGATGAAGTCAAACGCTTAGTCTGTCAAATAATAGGTGGCGGGAACGAATCGGCGGCGCGATTTAACGATAAATGAAAAGCTATGAATTGATAGCAAGAATTAATAGGAAAAGTGTTTACAAATTACGATCAATGCGTTATCCGCGCGCTCACAAATGGCTATTACCGGTCAGGTTACCGGTCAGGTTTAAATTAATTTCTTTTAAATTCAACGCCTTAGGATTAAATCTCAAATATTTTTGAAATAACTATTGTCAAAAGTTTAAAAGCAACTATAATCCGACTTGTTGAAATAAGCGCAAAAAATGAAAGGATTTTGAGATGCGTGAATTTGTTTTAAACATCGGCCGTTTGGATGATCGGATTATGAAATACAAGCATTGGGATGAGCTGAAAGCCAGTGTATTAGGTGATGTGGCGATACCTGTATACAAACGTCATCAAAACCTTGATGAATATCTCGATGGTGGTTTGATGGAAATTGTCGAACCAACTGAAAAGGACTTGGCGCGCTATCCGTCCAAAAATCCCCAAACAATTGCTAACCATTTGCGAAACGCCGTCTATGTTAAAGCGACGGCATCGGGTAAAGCTGCTTGTAATGTAAAAGGACTGGGTAGAATGTACAAAGTTATCCCGCGCCCAAAACCCGCTAAAGACTTAATTGTGTTTGACGCCGTTGCGAATACAACCTATATGCGCGGCAAGACTAAAGTAACAGTAAAAGGCTACACATATAATTACTGTTGCATACAGACGATGGGCGAAGTCCGCGTCTGTAAAAATGAGTCAGCGTTTAAACATGATTATTGTAATCTGAACTTGCTGAAAATCATCAAGTTGGACAATGATAAGCAGTTGTCGAACGATGAAATTTACCGCATTGCACGCAATACCATTTAACTAAGGGAAGACGGTTAAATAATCAGCATAGATTTAAATTAATTTATTTTAAATTTAGGTAGTTACGCTTAAATTTAAAATATTTTTGAAATAAGTATTGTCAAAAGTTTAAAAAAGACACATAATACAACTTGTCGAACAACTCTTTATCCGAAAGGTTTTAAAAATGACTAACGAAAATTTTAAAAACATTAAAGGCGTTTGCAATGATCCCTTTGTATTGTCTCAAATCGACGCGTATTTAATCGAAAACGCTGCCGCCGTAAAAGAAGATACGGCGCATTCTATCGACATCGAGGTAAATGGCAAATATATTATGGCCGAAATTTATGCTGGTTGCTATGCGCATGAAAACTCTTTCGAAATCAAGATCATTTCAAAAGACGAAGAAATTGGATACTGCGAAGTCTTGCACGCGCATTATCTCTAAATTAACCCAAAAGACAGTCTGTAAACAGACTTTAATTAACGACCCAAAAAAGGAAACTATCATGAAAAAATCCAATATTGCAAAAATCGCAGCCCTTCGCAAATGCCTGACTTGTTACGCCTATGGTCAGGATGCAATGATCGAGATCATCAAAGACTATTTAGGCGACGATCTCGATTTTAAGGTTACTGACACCATTAACAAGCGTGGTCATGCGGCCAAGCATATCACCATTTGCGACAAAAACGACGATGAACGCGAAATCATTGCCGAATGTTGCGCCGAAGCTGACGAGTTTAATTTTGCCAAAATCGGTTTGGCCGAAAGCCTTCGTAATTCGACAGCCAGATTAGCCGCTGGGATCGGCGGCAGTAGCAGAATTAAAAGCAAACAGGCTTGGATCGTAGCGATCGGCGGTGAGACAATCGGACTTTGGAAAGTCTTGGTTAGTTATCAGACGGTCATTGCGGCGTGGAATGTAAACAGCAATATCATCTATGTACAACGCAACGCCCGTAATTATTCCCGCGCAACTCGCCGCCATTTGTCTGATTTTGAAGCACACATAAATCGGGCGTTAAAAATAACAAATGAACGCGCCGTCCTGAAATGGGCAAACTGGGAATGCTGAAAGGGATTTGAAAATGAAAAGAAATCACATTGCAAAAATTGCTGCCTTGCGCGCTAATTTAAACCGCTATGCTTATCGTCATGACAGCATGGTCGAATATATCAAAGATTATTTAGGCGATGATCTGACGTTCGAAATCCGTGATACTGTAAATCATCGCGGACACGCCGCCAAAGAAATTACGATTTTTGATAAGCAAGGCGATACTCGCGAAATTATTGCGGAATATTGCGCCGAAGCTGACGAGTTTAATTTTGCCAAAATCGGTGTAGGTGAACGTCTATACGACAGTATCAGCGAATTGGCATTGGGTATTAAAAACATCAACCGAATCAATAGTAAACAAGCGCGGATTGTGCCAATTACGCTTACAGTCGATGGTTGTTGGCAATTTTGGAAAATCTTGGTTAGCTATCACACCATCATCGCCGCGTGGAAAATAACAGGCAACGTTATTTACTTGCAACCCAACGCGCGTAAATATAGCAATACTACAAACCGCCATTTGTCTGATTTTGTTTGTCAAGTAAGCGACGAATTAAAAGTTAAAGGCGAAAAGGCTATTTTAAAATACGCCAGCTTCAAAGCGTGAAAGGGATTTGAAAATGATGATTATCCAAAACAACCAAGCTTTAAAAATTGAAATCCAATTCGATAACGACGCCGCTTGTTACGGTTTTGAAGAATTTCTAAAGACGGAAGGCTTCGAACGACTCGATAACGCAGTTTACATTTGCATCAAGTTACCTTTTTCCAAGCGATTTGCAAAAAATGATTTAACGACGGACTCAACGGTTATCAAAAGGTTGCACGCGCTTGATCTCGCAGCAATTGACGTGATGGATCTGTCCGATGCAGAAAAACAAGCTTTAGAAGAAGCATTGCTGAATGACACCCCGTTTGATGTCGAAACGGCAAAACGTGACCTGTTGTCTTTATGCGCCGAAGAGTGGATTAATAATTTAATCTACGATGTAGGTCCCACTGATTGGCACGATGAGATGACTGGTTTTGGATGTTGTGGACACTTTAATGACGGTGTGGTTGCCTATGTGCAAGGCGCGGCAGACGAAACCGAAGAAATTGATATTTTAAATACTTTCGAATTGTATGGGTTCGAAACGCCTTATTATTTCGCCGTGGATTTGATAGATTGCGAGACGGGGGATGTGATTGACGATGCATCATTAGGCGGTATTTATGATAGTTCCTGTCAGTTGTCATATTTATCCGAATCAATCGCCGAAGCCTTGGATAATATGACAAACATCAACGCCGAATTAAAAACCAAAGCCTTGGACGAATTATCTAAAATGGATTATTCATCAATCCCATGTTAAAAGGATATGCAAAATGGAAAAAATAACAATCCGAGTATTTTTAGAAAAAATAGATAGTTTGGACGAGGTTTTCGAAAAAAATCAAGACGTGATGGTCGATTATTATATAAATGCGCTGATCGGATGCAAAGGACAATGCTACACCCGTCTCTACCTTGATTTGCATGACGGCAACATTTTCCAAAACACCGAAGCATCAAGCAACACATGGCTACAACGGGATGATGACAGCCTTGTCGAGATAGACGCCGATGCTGGATGGGGATACGATTTAAATGACGATGACATCGAACATTTGCGCAATGGCAATCTGTCAGATTTTGGATATGCCGAATGGCTGAATCAGGTTGCCGAAAATATCCAACTCAAAGCGACTTATGAAGAGGCCGAGTTATGCAAAAATTAATGTATCTCGCAGCCCTAGCCTGTTTATTTGCGGGTATCCAGTCGGCCAATTTCGCAACGTTTCTTCTTGCTTCTTTGATGGCGTATGTATTCCTAGAGGCCGCGGACACCTTAGGATAGTGCAAAAAAAAAAATGAAAGTGAAAAAACTAGAATGCGTATCCATTGATGGGTCGATGGACAGACGAGACGCGGCGCATGATATAAATTGCAAAGCATGCGCCATCGGATATAATTACGCCCAAAATGATGATGCGCTATCCGTCTACCAAAGATTTTTTGAAGAAGAAATCGCATCATGTACCAAGTCTATACGCAACGGTCTACAACTGGTAATAACGGACGTTGACGCAAAGGACGTGGTAAGATAGACAACAAACCGCCTGATACTAAATCAGGCGGTTTTCTTTTACGCGTTTCCTTTTTCGGTTTTGTTTTGCTGTTTGGATTGTTAGATTTGCACACCGCCCGCCGCCTAAATACAACCTAACAACCTAACAACCTTGATGGCAAAGCCTTTCAGCCCGCCGCCTTATGGCGGTTTTATTTTGTCTATCACAAATGTTAACTTATAGATTAAAACAATCTAACATTTGAGATAGTACATATCTATCAAGCCTTTATCATCTATACGCATTATCAAACACTATAATAATTCGAGATAAATTAAAAATAAAACGATCACATCACACAACAAGACGCACGCGCTGGACGCGCATCGCCGCCAAAAGGAAGAGGTCGAAATGTAAAGATGAGACCGTCTTTACAATGCGTCTTTCAAAAAGGTACTTCCCAGCGGTGAGTGGTGAGCGGTGCGGGCGCAGAAC